AAAGAATTAATCGTTTAGTTGCTTTGACTTTTATCCCAAACCCAGAAAATAAACCTTACGTTAATCATAAAGATGGAAATAAATTGAATAATAATGATTGGAATTTGGAATGGGTAACTGATTCAGAAAATAAAAAACATGCAATGAATGTCCTTAAAATACAATATGGTCCACCTATAAAAATAAAACAATACAGTATCTCAGGAAAATTAATAAAAATATATAAATCAATAACAGAAGCGGCCAAAAAAACAAAAATACACGGTGTTAATATTAGTTATTGTGCAAAAGGAAAAAGAAACACAGCAGGGGGTTTTATTTGGAAATATTAAAATATATGGAAACTTATAAAAATATTATATTCGATAGTCGAGAAGAGGTATGGTTTGCTATGTGGTTAGAAGAACTTAAACAAGCTGAATTCATTCAGGAATGGTATAAAATTAATACTCCGATGCAAATTCTTGATCCAGTAAAATTTCTTTATACACGGACCACACAATTAAAGACAAAAGAAAAAAAAGAAGTCAAAAACTTTACTCTTTTAAACGATCTAACTTATACTCCCGACTTCATAATAAAATGGACGGACAATGGATGGAATAAATTTGTCTCTTTAATAGAAGGTAATATTAATCCGAAAAGCTGGTTCTTTGGATCATACGAATATGAGTTTCGAAGAGTTACATATGCTGAAATTAAACCGACCTTTGATCAACATGGAAAAACAGCACGTTTTAGTGTTATACAAAAAGTAATTTGGTCTATTAAAAATATATTTGTAGATTTGATTATTCCTGAAGACCTGTTTGAAGGAACTTTTATGCCCCAAGAAGCAATTCCTGATTTCAAATATAAAAAGAATCCAAGAACCGGACAATGGAAAACAAAATACATTCCTAAATCATTAAATGAATTTTTAAAATCATAATCATGGGACAAATAGAAGTTAGTCCAGATTTTGTTCAAAAATTATCCAACGCTATATCGGAAAAGAATTGGAGTAGAATGTTTACATATCCTCAAACGCCAGAAGAAAGACAAAGAGTGGAAGACAATATTCGTAGAGAATATGAAAGGTGTAAAGAGGATTATAATTACTGGTATAAAAATTATTACGTTCCTTTAAACAGTGAATATGATAGTTATTGATCACATGTTAAACGCTGCTCTAAAAGCAGGATGGATTCAAGTTGGTCCCGGAGTACCTGTTTTCTTCAGAATTGATCCTCTAGGAGAAAATATAATGACCTGGGCAGATGGTAGCAATCCTGTAGACTATTGTTGTCGCTTTGCATTAGCAGGGGATTGGGAAGGAAATTATTATATTTGGAATAAATGGGTTGCTGAAGGATTTTTAACATCAGAAAACTTACAAAGCGACATAAACAGAATTTTTGGCAGTTATACATGCGTAAGATGTCCTATTGATAGTTTAGCATCTGCAACTGCCGCTGTACTTTCAGACTATTTTTGGAGTAATCAAGTTCACGGACGTAAAGACAGAAACAATGACCTTGAAAATTATTATAATCAATTGTGTACAAAATTAAAAGAAGATGCAACCCTCAGAATACAAAAATAAATTCGCAATTTCGCAATCCTCTATTAAAGATTGGCGAATACTAAGCCCCAAAGCCTGGTATAATAAATGGATACTAAACATTCGCCCAAAAACCACATCCGAAGGGATGGAGTTTGGTAGCTTGCTTGATACCTTGATATTTAATCCAGAACTCTTTGAAAAGAGGTTTATCCTTTCTGAGGTAGCAAAACCTTCAGATAAGATTGTTCTTATAACAAGGTCGGTTTTTGATCATATTACTGAGCTTAATAAGAATGCTACAGAATTGAATAAAGCAGTTGTAGCTGCGTTGTTTGAACCAAAACAAATTCCACTTAAAAAGTACGATCTTACTGAAAATAAAGATATTGTAAAAAAGTTTTGTACAGAACATGAGTTTTGGGTATCCAATTTGGAACGCGCATATAATGATGTGATAAAGAATGGATCAGAATTCTTTGATTTCCTTACTAAGGTAGGGAGTAAGATCGTAATAGATAACGATCAACTCGCCCTGGCAAAAGAACTTTCACAAATATTAAAGACTGATGCTATCAGCAGAGGGTTCTTTGTTGCTAAGAAGGATTGTGAAGTTCTCTTTCAGCAACAGATTTTTGCTGAATTTGAATTAAGCGGGTTTGATAATCTTGAGGTATTACCAATGAAAGGAATGCTTGATATTATACATATCAACCACAAACGCAAGGAGATCCGGGAAGTGGATTTAAAATATACAAACAATACTTTCCTTTTCCCCGATGCAATTAGGAGATTTGATTATCCCCTGCAACATAGTATCTACGATTTCCTTTTACATGCCTGGATCAAGACATATAAAAAAGGACAATATAGTGATTATAGTATAATGAATCCTCTTAACGTTGTTATTGACGATCAGGAAAAGATTCCTTATCTGTATGGTTACAAAGGCTCAGACCTTCAGATAAAGAGATCCGGCATGGAAGGAACAAGGATAACGGGATGGGAACAGACCCTGGAAGAAATTGCTTGGCATATTGATACCAATCAATGGGAAAGGCCCCGCAGTCACTATTTAAACGGCTTTATAGCTGTAGAAGTATTCTCTAAAAGATGATTACATGCAATACCATACCTCTCATTGTACAGAAAAATGTAAGGACAATGCCCATTGTGCAACTTGTCGTTCCAGGAAAAGAAGATTTTTGGACCCGATTAAATATGTGTGGCATAATCTAAAGGATAGAGCTAAACAACGTCCAAAAGATTTTACAATACCTCTTCATGTATTTAGATTATGGTGTGAAGAAAATAATTTTGTACCAGGGAGAGGGGATTCAGTAGACCGCATACATAATCAAGATGGGTATCATATTTGGAACATTCAAAAAATGACTTTAAAAGACAATATTAAAAAGTACCACGAAGTAGATAAATTTAAAGCTTTACAAACTGAAGAACAATGGTAAGAATAATTGGAGAATATACAGTAAAACTTGCAAAACAAACTGGCGGTAAAGCAGGAAAAGGACATAATAAAACGTCAACTGTACAGGTCATTTATAAAAGTTTTATCATTAAACATATTCGATATAAAACCGATTCACTTGAAAGTAAAATGGAAGCAATTAATAAAGGAATAGATTATGCTACAAGAAATAGATCTAAAGGACGGAAAGGAATATATTATTGATAACGAATTCAATAACGGGGGTAAGGTTACCCTTGTAAGAAAGGGAAGATACTTTTGTACTGTAAGGGATGAAGAGACCGGAGGGGAGTGGGAAACAATGTGTAATAGATTAACTGAAATAGAAAATAATAACCCATGACAAAGATACTGGAAGCGGCAATTAAGTTATATCCAATTGAAGAAAAATTAAAAGAACTTCCAACAGGTCGTCAATATGCTGCACAACAACAAAACTATCGCACTGTATTCTTTGCGGGACATGCCTACACAATGGAAGCCTACGGAGTAGAGGAAATGGCAAAGGCGTTGAGGGAGTTGGTTGATTGGAATGAGTTTAATCAAATGACGCTTCATTTACCAATAATTTGTGATAACGCCCGCGCCGCTCTGAACAAATATGATTCAGTAACCAATAAAAATTAAAGTATATGTCATGGTCAATTCAGTTTATCGGCAAGCCGGAAAATATCGCTAAAGCTCTGGAAGATTATTCTGGAAAACTTAGTGGTCAATCAAAAGTAGAATACGATTCGGCTTTGCCTCATCTTGTCGGATTAGTAAAAGAAAACTTTGGTGAAAATCCCCCACTTCTGAAACTTGAAGCAAGTGGTCATGGGAGTGTGGTTAATGGGGAACAAAAACAAAGAAACCTTACTGTCAATTTGCTTTCATTCTACGGGAACTTCGTTTAACTTCTAACGTTCGAGGGTGAATCACGTTAAACCCTCATTTTTTAATGGATGGTAAAAATAATGATAATGGATAAGCTTTTCTTCGATATAGAATCTACAGGTTTAAATACTGAAACGGACCGGATTGTACAGCTTGCTATAAAAGTAGTTAAGGAAGACGGTTCTATCCTGGTAAACAAATCCAAACTCTACAACCCCGAAATCCCCATCTCCGACTCTGTATTTGAAGCTCATGGGATTAGTGACGATGATGTTAAAGACTCTCCCTTGTTTTCTGAAGATGCAAAGAAGTTAAAAAAGCTTTTTGAAAACAAAATTATAATCGGATATAACATCATGCGCTTTGATGTTCCTTTGCTTATGGCTGAGTTTGCCAGGGCTAAGGTTGAAGTGGATTTGTCGGGTAAGTTTTTGGATGTGCTTAATATAGAAAAGAAACTTAATTCAAACAACCTGGCAAACACTTATAAAAGGTATTCTGGAAAGATCCTGGAGGGTGCTCATGATGCAATGAATGATGTTGAAGCTACAGAACTTATATTTAACTGTCAGGATAAGATCGTAGAGGACCGGCTTGAATGGAAGGATGTAGACCTGTACGATCTTTCAGATACCAAGGAAATGGTTGATCTCTATAATAAATTAAAACGAGATGACAAAGGATTTTTGATATTTAATTTTGGAAAGGCAAAGGGGATAAGGGTTATTGATGATGCTAATTATGCTGGCTGGATCTTGAAGGAGAACTTCCCCACCCAGGTAAAGGACCTTATCCGGGCAGAACAGACAAAACACGCTCTTAAACCCAAAGAAAGCTTAAGAATCACCCCCCTCCCCCCAAGAAACCTAAAAGAACAGCCTAAGTCCTATAATTGGAAACCTTCTAATGAACCGGACGATTTACCTTTTTAATTTCATTTTATGAAAGCTTTTATATTTTTAACCCTGGCTTTTATTGGTAATTGTTATTTAATATACATATCTTTGAACAGTACTAAGCGCAGGAACAGGGAATATATGGACTTAAAGATCAGTCAGGAAATAAAAAAATATTTTGATAATATGATGTTTGGATTTGGAATGCATCACGATTATACAGCAGAAGAGTTTAAAAAAATAAAATCTCATTCTGATCTTGTAGAACAAAATAAGAGAATGGAGAAAATAATAAAAAATTATAAGTTATGAGTAAATTGGGAACAGGTAGTCGTCTTAATGATAATAAAACTCGCCATGATCTTCTGGAGCCGTTCGCTATAAACGAACTGGCTAAAGTGTTCACCAAAGGGAATTTCAAATACCCAGAACCCCCTCATAACTGGCTTCATGGTATGAAGTGGTCTAAATGTGTTGCGTCTCTTAAAAGGCATATAAATGCGTTTGAGAGGGGTGAAGATTTTGACTTTGATCCAGAGTGTAAGGATTGCCAGGCCGGAACTTGTCTTAGTCATACTGGTCTATATCACATGGCTCATGCTGCCTGGAACTGTCTTGCCTTGGTATCCTACTATAAGTGGTTTCCTCAAGGAGATGACCGCCTTATAAATGTTATTCCTAAACCCAAAATTGGACTTGATATAGATGAGGTACTTTGTGATTGGATTGGTGACTGGTGTAAATATTGGAGTATTGATACCCCAACCGCCTGGTTCTTTGATTATAAGATCCCGGAACGTTTTGAACAAATGAAAAGAGACGGAATTTTAAATGACTTTTACCTGGGACTCAAACCACGAATAGACCCTAAAGATATTCATTTTGAACCTCATGCATATGTGACTTCAAGACCAATACCAACTGAAATAACAATGGAGTGGATTAGAATTCATGGCTTCCCTCAGAGACCTGTTATTACGATCCCGGTAGGAAAATCAAAAGTGGATGCCATAAAAGAAGCTGGTATAGATATTTTTGTGGATGACCGTTATGATAATTTTGAGGAGTTAAACCGGGCTGGTATATGTTGTTTTCTAATGGATGGTCCACACAACCAGCGTTACGATGTTGGTTTTAAAAGGATCAAATCTCTAAAAGAATTAAAATTTTAATTATGTGGTTCACTCATCGTGGTCATAGATTGGGAGTTAATGCAGATCTTATTAGAGAACGAAAACTTGATTTTGATACGGTAAGTCAGATTGTTGCATTACATAAGGAGCGATATGATCTTTTTACTCTTTTAGTTAAAACAAAGAATAGAACGTTTATGAAAATTCTATTCAATCAATTAACCCAGGTTGAATTTGAACTTCAAATGTTATGGGGATTTGAACCTAATGCAATTAGACATAGATCTTATTTATGGCCTAAATGCACCTGTCCTAAAAGCGATAATGATGATGCTTTTCCTGAGATACAATGGATTGATCTAAAGTGTCCACTACACGGACCTAATTAAAAAACTAAAATAAACAAAATGTCACTAAAAATTTATGAAGACTCAAAAAACTACACTGGTACAGTAGTTAAGGTAACAACTACATTCTCCCTCCCTGGCTTAGATAATGTAGTTGGGACTTCGGTGTTTGGTAATACGTGTATAATTCCAAAGAAGTATCCTCTGGGGGATCTTTATATATTCTTTCCGTCAGAAACTCAACTTAGTGAAGCTTACCTTAAGGGTAATAATCTTTATCGGAATTCTAATCTAAATGAAGATCAGAAATCAAAAGGATATTTTGAGGATAATGGAAGAGTCAAAGCAATAAAATTTAAAGGCAATAAATCTACAGGAGTTGTAATGCCTATTGGTTCTCTAGCAAATGTTATTCCAGGTGCTTCAGGAGGTGTTAATAAAATAGTATATGGTCTTAAAGCTGGACAGGAGTTTAATGAAATTGACGGAATTTTTATTTGTAAAAAATATATTGTTCCTGTCAAATCTTCTGGACCTGGTACAATGAAATCAAATAAGGTATTGGATGAGATCATTGATTCCCGTATGTTCCCTGAACATATTGATACTTCTCAGTTACTTAAGAACCTGGATAAAATCAATCTTCTGGATGAAATGAGCATCACTATTAAACTTCACGGTACTTCTGCCCGTATAGGTCATACACTTACTAAACGCAAACTCAAATGGCATGAAAAACTTGCTAAAAAACTGGGAGTGAAAGTTGTGGATGAAGAATATAGTTATGTGATAGGAAGCCGTCACGTTGTAAAATCTGTAAACTTTAATGAACTGAAGAATAAGAATCATTTTTACGAAGATGATCTTTGGACAATGGTTGGAAAAGTTAACTTCCAAAATAAATTACATAAAGGAGAGATTGTATATTTTGAAATTATCGGAAAAGATAAATATCAAATCAGGTGTACAGGTAATACATATATACCTCTAGCCGCTGGAGTAGATATTCAAAAAGGATATTCTTATGGATTAAATATTCCTAAAGTTTATGTATACAGAATCACTCATATAAACTCCCAGGGGGTTGAAGTGGATTTATCATGGAGACAGGTCCGTAAAAGATGTACGGAGATTGGAGTTGATCCTGTAATTACAGATTATGAAGGAAAAGTATCAAATTTTGCAGTGCATCAAGTAGGCTGTGCAATAGAAGATTTCCTTGGAGATCCAGAACCTTGGAAAGATAAATTTGAAAAATATTTTATTAAGACTTATCTTGACAGACCATCCTGGCTTGATTCTAACGTGATAGAAGAGGGTATTGTTATTCGGATTGAGGATTATCCAAATCCCAGAGTATACAAGCTTAAGTCGCCACTTTTTTTGATCCACGAATCTAAACAGGCAGATGCAGAAGTAATTGATGTAGAAACACAAAATTAATTTTATGAGTTATAAAACATATGTTATTGTTAGTTGGGTTATAAATTTAAGTATAATATTTTGTACTATTATGTATATATTATCTGAAAAATAACATTATGAAAAAAGTAGTTTTAATTTTATGTGGACCTCCAGGTAGTGGTAAAACAACCTTTATTAAAAGGTTCCCTGATAAACGATTCTTTACTATACTTTCAAGAGATGAAATAAGGGAGAAGATGTTTGGTAAAGAGTATAAACAGAATAGCAATGACGAGAAAAAAGTCACTAAATGTTGGGATCATTTATTAGGAGCATCAATACATCTTAAACATAATATTATTATTGATAAAACAAATGTTGATGCGGCCCACCTGGATGGATACGTAAAACAGTTTCCTGAAGCTGATTTTATACTTAAAATAATATTTTTCAATACTCCTTTATGGCTTTGTAGAGTAAGGGAGGTTAAGAGAAGGATACTAACCGGCAGACACGTTCCTCACGGAATTATTAAGGACATGAAAAAAAGATTTGATAAAATCAATCAAAATAATTATGGCAAGTATTTTTTTTACAAGTGACACTCACTTCCACCACAAAAACATTGTGCGTGGAACTTCTGAATGGACAGATCTATCTAGGTGTAGGGATCTTGATACTCTGGAAGAACATGACGTTCGCCTGGTTGAAAATATCAATAAGACTGTAAAGGAAAATGATATTCTTTATCACCTTGGGGATTGGAGTTTTGGGGGGATTGATCAGATTTGGAATTTTCGTAAACGGATTAATTGTAAAACAATTCATCTGGTCCTGGGAAATCATGATCATCATATAGAAAATGATAAAAAAGTCATAGTTGGAATGGAAGCAAATATAGATGAATTACATCATGCCGTATATATGAATAATATTCAATCTTTTTTTTCTTCTGTAAATCAGTATATAAGAAACAAAAAAATAAATGGACAATCAATGTGCTTGTCTCATTTCGCCCAGAGGGTGTGGGGTAAGGGACAGTATGGAAATTGGAACTTATACGGACATAGTCATGGAACGTTACCTGATTATTGTTTACCAAATTATGGAACCTTTGAATATGCAAAATTCAAATGTATGGATGTTGGTGTAGATACTCATCCAGAATTCCGTCCATATCACTTTGATGAGATTGCAGCAATAATGAAAAATAGAATTAACCTGGGTGGAGTAGATCATCACAATGAAAATACAAACTAATGGCTATAATTGTAAATGATCCTGAAAATCTCCCCCTCCGCTTTGCTCAATTAAATATTTCAGAGTTCAAAGGACACTTGGGCTTGTCGTTTCTGGATAGACTTACTTCTCCTTCCTATAAAATAGGAATAAAAAGAAACAATTATTATTTGGTAAGAACGGATGCTTTGTTTACTTTTACTACACCAACTATAGAATCTAATATATTAGTAAGGTTAATACGGTGGGCTGAGAATAAAAATTACGATTACTTAATGTTTATTAATAAATAAAAATGTCTATAAATAATTTTGAATTACTGGCCCCGTTTATTTCTGTCAAGACACATATAGAAAATCCATTCTACCTTCTCCAAATACTAAAAAGGCGAAAGGATAATCCAACTATGGATAAGGATATGGAAGTTATTGATCAAATGTGTATTTATAATAAGTCTGACCTAGAGAAGAAGATGGCTCATATTATGGCAATCTGTGTAAGGAATAATGCCAGGGCATATATTAATCTTAACGTCCGGGACCTTGAGAGAGTCGGTTTACAGGCTTTAAAACTTACGGTTGATTATATTATAAGTCATAACTATAAGGCTGTTAAAAAGGCTTTTTGGGCGGCTGCTGGAACATGTAATTCAGAAATATTTAAAAAGTGGGTTGTGGATGTTGATATAACCGCTCCATATTATGTTGACCAAATTATTGCTTCTATTAAAGAATTACATAAACAAGCTAAGAGAGGGGATGATGGAATATTTGGGGTTGTGCCTACTAAGAAAGGATTTCATATTATATGCGCTCCGTTCAACGTCCAGGAAGCCCGGAAAATATTTGAAGAAGACATTCAGAAAGATAACGGAACAATACTTTATGTCCCATAAGAAAAAGAAAGATCCTCCCAAAAAACAATGGTCCAAAAATTGGGGATCAAGGGGAATTGTTATGGTAAATTCGTTGGAAGCAAAAGCATCAACACCAATAATACAAAAACATAAAAAACCATACATGGGGTCAAATTAAAAAACGCGACTGAAAAGCCGCGTTTTCTGTTTGTATGTACCAAGAGATAGGTTACACTATTAATCCACTCTTTGATTTAGAGAGATTTTCTTCTGTCAAAGGCTGACCATCTGTTGTGACCAGATTGGTTTTGGAGGTTTGATTCTTCTTTGCTTCTGCTGCAATACCATCCTGAGCTTTTTTCAATTGTTCGGCTTTAAGAGCTTGCAATTGGGTCATTTGCTCTTGATAGTCTTTAAGTTCAGCATCAGTTGGAGCTTCACCATTATTCCAGGTGTATTTAAGCTTTGCTTTACCAGCTTTGATATTAAGATTCAAAAGTACCTGGAAAGCCTGTCCTGCTTTCTGTAGAGCTTCAAAGGCTACTACCAGGTTGTTCTGAATAGCTTCAGCGACATCCCCGCGAAGGTCCAGATTATCAGTAGATTGCCATTCTACGTCAGGAATAAGATGAGTTTTAGGCTGTGATGCCTGAACATTTTTCTTTTTTTGTGCTTCGGAGAAAGCGGCTGCTTTTTCCTTGTGATTTTTACGATCTGCCATGTGTTATTAATTTTTTACAAATATAACCATATTATTTGAAACTTCCAAATGCCCTGGTAGTTCACATATATTTAACAAATAGAACATTTTTTATTACCAAAATTTATATTAAATTTGCAATATGATATTTCATAAACAAGTCGGGTTCCCCGAACAAATGGTTATCCCAAGAAAGTTCTTGTTTCTAAAGTACTCAAAACACGCTTTAAGGCGTTTTAAGGAAAGGGTTAACAAAAGACCCCCATCCATAAACAAGATGATGTTAACCAAAAAGAAGTTTGTAGAAGTAAAGACCACAGAGAGTGGTAAAAAGATTTTAATGTGTGTTGTTAGAATACAACACAACAAAAGTTATGATATAGTACTAGTTTTAAAACCTAACTTTAAAAAAGCTACTGCTAAGGTAATAACTCTTTGGATAAACCATAAAAAGGACCATCACATGATTAACAAATCAAATTATAGTAAACCATGAATGACATAATGCTTGATATTGAAACCTTGGGAACATCACCCGGTTATATTGTTACCTCATTTTGTGCTGTAAATTTTCAATTAGAAACAGACTTTGTAAATCTTGATTATTTTTATCAATCAATTTCAATAAAATCATCTCTTAAATACGGACTAAAAATTGATCCAGAAACAATGAAGTGGTGGATGAGACAGGATGAAGAAACAATTAATAAATTTCTTGCTCTTGATCACTCAGGAGATGATTTAAAAAGAATATTAGAAGAATTTACTGTTTGGCTAATAAATTTCCCAAATCCAACATTATGGGGAAATGGAAACCGTTTTGATTGTGGTATTTTAGAAGGAGCATTTAAAGCAGTTGGATATTCTGCTCCTTGGACAACTAAGAATGAAAGAGACATGAGAACATATATCATGCATAATGAACATGTTTATGAACCCTCATCTAATAGGGGAACAACACACGACCCATATGAAGATTGCTTATATCAAATTAAAGTATTACAAAAAGTTTATAAATTAAAACATCAACAATGAACACTCCAGGACACATAAATGATCAACCTATTAAGGATTTTGAAACACCAAATAACGGTTATACATTTACTACACGAGATTTAACTCTTAATGAATATCAGTTAGAAGCAGCTAAAAATAAAGCATTCCCTGAGAAGTATGCAATCATATATCCAACAATCGGAGTTCTTAATGAAGCGGGAGAGATGGCCGGTAAAATTAAAAAGTGGATGCGTGGTGATACTCCAAATCTTAATGTTGAAGATCTTACTGGTGAAATCGGTGATGTACTTTGATATATTGCTTCCCTTTGTACTGACTTAGGTATTACTATGGAAGATACTGCCCGAAATAATATTAAAAAAATTACTTTGCGTAGAGAAAAAAATATGATTAAAGGAAACGGAGATCATAGAGAAATAGAAATAAAATGATTGGAATTTATAAAATAACAAGTCCTTCTGGGAAAGTATATATTGGGCAGAGTTGGGATATTAAAAGCAGATGGACTCATTATAAACAACATGGTAGAAAACACAAACAAGCAAAACTAGAAAATTCCTTTGATAAATATGGAGTTAAAAATCATAAGTTTGAAATTTGTCACGAATTACCCTCTGATGTAAGTCAAGATGTTTTAGATCGGTATGAACAGTTTTATATGGATCTTTATCGTGATTGTGGTATTGAGTTGTTGAATTTGAGAGAGGGTGGGTATGGGGCAAAACATACTCAAGAATCAAAAGATAAAATAGCAAAAGCTCATTTAGGAAAACCCAAACATACAAAAGAATCTAAGAAAAAAATAGGAAAATCCAGCAGCGAACGGACAGGACATATTACTTGGAATAAAGGATTAAAAAACTGTTTTTCAAAAAAATCTCTTCAACAAATGAGTAAATCTCGTAAGGGATTACGTGCAAAAACAGTATTACAATATGATAAACAAGGAATTTTTATAAAAGAATGGAGTTGTATTTCTAATGCAACCAAAGAGTTAAATATTTCAAATGGAAAAATAACAATGGTTGCTCAAGGAAAAAGAAAACAAACTGGTGGGTTTATTTGGAAATACAAAAAGACAAACAATGAAAGGATTAACTGCAATAATTAAGATGTCGTCAGGATGCGATTGGCACCGATTGGTCATGCCTTTGAAGTATATGGGCATTGATATTAATCAATGGAAAGGTAAAACTTTTGGGGATCTTTCTCCAGAGACAAAAATCCTTTTGTTTAACAGGACCCCAGGGATGGATATTGAAGTATTTAAACCCTTGCAAAAACAACACGGTTTTAAAATAGTTACGGATCTTGATGATTATTGGGATCTATACCCTCATCACATCCTGGCTAAGTCCTGGGAAGCTAATAAAACCGCCCAAAAGATAAAAGATTGCATTGTTGCGTCAGATGCCGTTATTGTTACAACCGCTCTACTGGCTGATAAAGTAAAGGCTTTAAACAAGAATGTCCATGTAATTCCTAATGCCCTCCCCTACGATCATGAACAATTCAACTCTACAAAGGTACAGAGTGAATTCACCCGTTTTCTTTATGCAGGAGGATCATCACACTTTCACGATATTCAAGTTTTAAAAAGACCATTTGAAAAGATTATAAACAATCCCAAATTTAATAAATCTAAGTTCATACTGGCAGGAGTGGATTACAGAAACAAAGAGTCCCTTGTATTCTGGAATAAGATGGAGAACTCTTTCTCTTTAAACGGAAGGATACCCGGTTATGAATCTCGCGGGACCCTCCCCCTGGACTCCTATGAGGATCATTATTCTCATTGTGACGTTACTCTGATCCCTCTGGAACAGAATATGTTTAATGCGTACAAGTCCAATTTAAAGATCCTTGAGAGTGCGGCTAAGTATAATCCCTGTATCGCTTCAGATACTTCTCCTTACTCTGACTTCCCTAATAGGGATTTAGTTATGTATGGATCGAATGCTGCAACCTGGTTTGACAATATTAAAAAGTTCGCTATTGATCCGGTCTTTCTTAAGGAGAAAGGACAGGCCCTGGGTGAATATTGTCGTGAACATTATAATTTACTTAAAATCAATGAATATAGAAAACAACTTTTTGAACATTTAATGAAATAACATGAAAGACTTTGATCCAGAAATAGAAAAAAGAGAACCCATAAACTTTGAAGAGCAGATGAGTCCAAAAAACCTTGCGTTTCAAAAAAAGAGATATGAAAAGCACGTAAATGATCATAAAGACGAACCTTGTCTGTGCGGTCATGGAACGGTAGGTCAATGTCATGAAGACTGTTGGTATTAAATTCCTTAAATTTGGATAATATGAAAAAAGATATTATATTTGTGATCGAACTAACGGATGGTACTATCTTAGCCGCAACTAGAGACGAAATTGATTGCGAAATCAAGTATTGTGAGGAGGGAGGATTTGAATTGAACTTTAAGACTATCGGACAAATTAAACAGCCCCCGCAGGGTTTATCCCCTGACTTTCAGACTCGTTTAATCGAATTCTTTGATAAGGATTTAGAGGTTACACCAGAACTCAGAGACAGTGCTGCTTTAGCTATAATAAACCACATAATACGATAAATGGCAAAGAAAAAAGAAACCAGAGACGTAGAAAAGCTTAAAAAGCTTAAAGTTACAATGGACAAGATTGACAAGGATTTTGGGACCGGTACGGTCATGATGTTGGGAGATAGTCCCAACAAGAATATAGAAGTAGTGTCTACAGGCTCATTAGGGCTTGATATAGCCCTTGGAGTCGGAGGACTACCCAAAGGTAGGATCGTTGAGATATACGGCCCAGAAAGCGGTGGGAAGACCACCCTGGCTATGCATGTGATTGCCCAGGTACAGAAACTTGGTGGAATCGCTGCAATTATTGACGTAGAACACGCTTTTGATGAATCTTATGCCTTGAGAATGGGTATAAACACAGACGAGCTTATCATCAATCAACCCGACTACGGAGAACAGGCCCTGGAAATCACTGACCGGCTTGTGGAATCCGGTGCCGTGGATATTATAGTTGTAGATTCTGTGGCCGCTTTAGTACCTAAAGCTGAACTAGAAGGAGAAATAGGGGACCAGAAAATGGGATTACAGGCCCGGCTTATGGGTCAGACCATGCGTAAACTTACAGCCAAAACCTCTAAATCTAACGCTATTGTCATCTTCATCAATCAGTTAAGAGAGAAGATAGGTGTGATGTTCGGGTCCCCGGAAACCACTTCTGGGGGAAATGCCCTTAAATTCTACGCTTCCATACGTCTTGATGTGCGTAAGATCGGGGTCCTGAAAGACGGTGACGAAGCCATTGGGAACAGGGTTAAGGTGAAGGTAGTTAAGAACAAGGTCGCTCCACCCTTTAAGGTGGCTGAATTTGACCTCATATTCGGCCAGGGTATAGATTCAAGTGCTGAACTAGTGGACATAGCCACGGGGCTAGGAATCATCAAGAAGAGCGGTTCCTGGTATGCTTATGGTGAAGATAAAATTGGGCAGGGAAGGGATGCTGTCTGTACTCTATTAAATGATAACCCGGAGTTACGTACTGAGATCTTAGAAAAGGTCAAGGAAAAACTCAAATTATAAACTCTTTTTTAAACGTTTAAAAACACACACAAATGCCAGATTTATTAATCAAAGACGCTGAATTACAACAGCTAGACAAACTAATCCAGGAAGTGCCAACAAAACACGGTTTTGGGATTGTAGTATTTTTTCAACAGGTTAGAGCACTTAGAGATAAGGAAGCTCAAGCTGAAGGTTCTAAAGTTAAAGAAAGCGTAAATGCTCCTGAAAAACAGGAAGGAACAAAAGAAATTCCTCAAGATGTAATTGACAATTAATAATTAAGCCGGATTAAATATCCGGCTTTTTTATTAGCTAAAAAACAATTTTATTTCTCCTTCTCTTCTCTGGACCAAAACCTGGTCCACCTGATGATTAAAATAAACCCATTTTCTAAACTCAGCAGAAATGGCACCTTGACCAGCATTTGAATTAATCGCAACTAAAAGATGAGATCCTATAAAGCCTCCACTCCCCTCATTATAAATAAAATCAGCAAGAGAGTCTACCTGGTTTTGATTCAAAGGAAACGTTACATGATTATTTAAAATAGGAGATACTAGGACATTCATATAATTTAAAAGGTATGAAAGACCTTGTTGCCTTGTAATGGATGGATCTTGCATAGTAACCTTTCTTCCACCAGGATAAAAGGTCGTACCGTACCCAATCGTTGGAATATCACCAGGTTTTTGATATGGGTGTGGTATGAATCCTTCGAATTGTTCAGTAATTAAAACTCCATTTGAAGATATGGTATACATTTTATTTAATTATTATTTATTATTCTTGATAATTTAACTTCTCTTATAGCTTTTCCAATTATTAACATTTCAGAATATGAAAAATGATTTAATCTAGCTATATTACATTCTTTACAACACGGTATACAATTGCTTTGTAAATGTCCCTTTGAATTATCCAATCTATCAAGGCCGGTTGATTCAAATCCACAGTACGCACAAGTTTGTTCTAAAGCGTTTTTAATAAATGATTTCGTTAAATCATTTAGAAGTCCTTTCCTTTGATCAATTTGAGTATAACACATTTTAATTTGACCAGGTTTTCCTTTCGTAGAAGCATATTCGGATTTCTTTTTTAATCTATCTTTCCTAGTTTCTTTAGACCAATTAGCCCGTCTAATTCTTTGTCTTTCATTATCACAAATTTTACAAACTTCAAGAAAGCCAGATAAACGATCACTGTTTCTACAAAAATAATCTTCAGTCTGTGGTTTTTCTTGTTTACATTTTATACAAATAACCACTTTATCATTACTTGATATTTGATAACCCATATATTAAATTTGAGATGTACTTCCATCATCATAAGTAAATGTTGTTTTACCTGAAGATCCTACAAATGAAACAACTGTACGTTGTTTAAGAGGAACGCTTTGAACGGCTCCAATATCCGGAGGGTTGGTTCTTGGCTTTCCATAAATATCTACAATTACTATACTTTCGCTCGTTCCTTTTCCAATTAATAGAGAACCTACAGAAGGAACAAAATTAATTTTATCAATTAAATATCCGGATGGTAAAGGAACTCCTGGAATCAAATCAATATTATTAGATTCAACTATAAGAGCCTGTCCGTTACTATTATTTTTTAGTAAGCTTGATCCACCTGATTGTGTGGTTGCCATAGCGTTCCAGGCAAAGTTATTTTGTATAGTCGCTGTATACATTTTTCCCTGGTCATCAACCATAGCTCCAAGAACAACAGCGTTAGTGACATACGTACCGTCATCTGTTTTATCTCCTGAATCATTATTTAAGAAAAAGAAATTTCCTCCTGTTAAAGGAATAGTAGCTTTTGAATTAAGTAACGATGTATCAATACGAACATCTACAGTTCCGTAGTGAACAGTGTTTACGTCAATAACATTATATATATAAGAATCCTGATTAGTAAAAAGAAGTCCTCCAAGAACAACTTGGAATAAACGTTGAATATATCCCCATCCCCCACTTCTATATATATTCGCTAACCAAGAGTTACCAGATAAAATTTCAAATATACCAAGATCTCCATTATTCGTAAGAGTTGGTCCTGTAACAGTCCAATTATATGCTCTTAATGCATAAATAGAATTACCAAATACTTTTGTACCTGATCCTGTTCCGTCATTAGTAACAATTATATTACTGAACAGTGAATCAATATTTACGTTATGATAAGTAAGTGGAGATTCCCATGTACCATTATAAAGTAAAGTTGGGCCTCCAAAAGCAAAGGTATCTACAGTCAGTCCGTAGTAAAGAGCGGTTTGTGGAGTTCCTGTGTAAGTAATTGCGTTACCTGATCCGTCAAATATATTGGATACTGTTTTTGCAATACTAAATGCTTTAAAGAGGTCATTTACGTTATTTCCACCACCATGATTAAATACTGTTCCTGTTCCACCATAAATGAAACCATATTTAACTCCAGCAAGACCGCTTCCATCAAAAATAATATTTTCTGTCTTACCAAGGATAATACTTGAAGTAAATGTTACAGTTCCCCCAACAGGAAGAAATGTTACTCCTGTAAGACCAGAAACATTAATACCAGGATAAGTTCCTGCATTAATATTTACAATATCACCGGGTTTTAATCCTACCGGTAAACTTAAAATTCCACTACCTAAACCAATCGAATAAATTGCCATATATTATTTTTAAAAGTATGTTGTTACAACTACTATACCGCTTGCTCCATTACCACCATTTCCTGAGAAGAAACCAGCTTGTCTATTAGCACCTCCTCCTCCACCCCCACCACCTGGGAATCCACCATTACCGCCATTACCAGCGTTAGAATTATCTGCTGCTTGTGCAAACATTCCTCCCCCACCACCAGAACCACCAACAATTGAATTTACACCTAATGTATTTCCATTTCCACCATTTGGTGATACTAATGAGGTTGCACCAAGTCCACCTTCTATAAGACCAGCATATCCTGCTGGTGAATTTCTATTTGCAAGATTAGCAGCACCAACTGTCCCGCCATTCTCACCAGGAGTTTGTCCACCTGCTGTAATATTACCCCCTGCACCACCCCCTGAAGGAGCCATAAAGGTACCAACTACAGCTCCTCCTGCTGCTCCACCATTACTACCATTATTTGTAGCTGCTCCTGAAATTGCAGGATAACCACCACCAGCTAAACCCACTGTTCCGGCTGATGTTCCGGCACTTCCAAGACTTGCAAATAACCATGAACCGAAAGAAGATGCTCCACCGTTAGTTCCTAATACTGTAGGATTACCCACTGTATTAATACCAGTTCCACCGGTTCCACCCGCCCCTACTATAACAGTTTCCGTTGCTCCTAACAATACGGCAGGAAATATACTTTCAGAAAGTCCTCCACTACCACCACCTGTTCCTCCAATAGCTGTACCACTTGTCGCAATACTACCAGCAAGCCCACCTCCACCTCCACCAATCATTTTAACATGAACTATTTGTGCTCCGGCTGGTTTAGTCCAAGTAAATATACCCGCTGTATTAAATATTTGTACATTAATAGTTCTAGCCTTATTACTGAATGTATTAAAATCAGTAGCGGCTAATAAACCGGTTTGACCAGAAGAAGCGATAGGATCAGTATTATAGGCCATAAATTATTTTTTTATTAACTCCAAGCTCCAAGATTTGTTACCACATTTGATCCTACAGGCCAGATTCTAAAATATGAGTTGACACCCATAATAGCTGCGTTTGCAACACCTAAAGAAATTTGTGGTATAAGTGTACCACCAGCGTTTATTCTTATTATACCTCTAATCAACGCTGCACCGGTTGTTGTTGTATTAGCTGATGTTAATGTAATATTTGCTATGGTATTATAAGTCATTGTAGGATTAGTCGCAGCAGTTAAAGTGCTTTTAGTTGCAACTGCTTTCCAACCTTGAGAAGTAATTGTAGCAGTTCCCCCAAAAGCAAAACCAAAACTACCCGATGTAGCAGACATGTTGCTTATATTAAAATCACACTCAAAGAAATAAGTTGTAGATGCAGCAACAGTTAATGCTCCATTAGTAGTAGCATTAAACATCTTTTGAGCACCAGTCTGAGAAGTAAGGGTATACGCAGCCGTTAAACATATAAAATGTTCAACATCCACTTTAGCACGAGAGGTGGAAAGGTTAGTATAATAAAGAAGACCCGTTGAATCTACTTCCATATCCCCTGCTACAGGAGAAGTCATTAATACAGCACCTGACAGGGTAAAGGTATGAGCCGGAGCAAGAGCGGTATTTGCAAGTGAAACTAAAGTGCCAGCAGTGAATGACTGAATTCCTGTCCAGGTATTAGCGTGTGCTACATTTAATGAAGCTATCACGGCTCCTGTTGTAGGAGATATAGTTAATGAACCATCTATATTAGATACAGATGTTGGAATGCCTGTCACATTTAATACGGTTCCTGTAAAAGATAATCCTGTTCCCAGAGTAATTCCTTCTGCATTAGCCAATGATCCAGTTGGATTTCCTACTAAACTTGCTGCTGCTACTTGTTGGAATTTTGCATAAGTAACAACGTTTGCTCCCAGGGTTAATACACCAGCACTTGTTATAGAAGCATCCCCAGTTAAAGGAACAGCTACAGCAAGACCACCAGCACTTCCTACAAAAATATCTGTTGCCGCAAGAACGTTTGATAATCCATTTGTAATTTGCGCTATCGTATAATCACCTGTTGTTGCAACGACTGCTCCGGTTCTACCGAAAACAAAAGTTACTGGAAAAGCAATAGCCACAGCGGAAGCGGCTGTTATTAATCCCTTAGCATTTACAGTGAATTGTCCTACATGGGTTGAATCACCAAAGGTCCCAACGTTTGCATTGACAGTTGCAAGTGTAAACGCAACGCTACCAGGACCAGCCGCTGTTCCATCTCCAGTTAAAGCTGTTATATAGTTACCCGCTGGTTGTTTATTATTAAAAGTATTAAAGTTTGTATTACTTATTAATCCTGCTGTAACGCTTGCTGTTGAAGCTAAAGGAATCTCTAATGTTGCTGTGCCTCCTAATGATACTGGTGAAGTCAACCAGTTAGGAGCAAGTCCCGATGTTCCTGGTGCAGAAAACGTAATTGAACTATTTGCAAGATCTGCATTTGCAACAGCAGCAAAAGAAAGATTACCCGCAGCGTTTCCATGAAGTACAGTAGTTGTTGTTCCTTCGTTCGCAAAAAGTCCGTCTGTTAGAGTCGGAGTAAAGAATGTTGGTGCCGCTGAACCCGCTGTATCATTTCCGAAAATAGTAAACGCACCTGCATTAGATAAACTAAAGGTTAATGCAGGGGTAGTGGTTGGGTTAGCAACTGATGTAGTAAATAAAGGAGAAAGAGTACCCGCTGAAAAAGAAGTTACTGTTCCACCTGTTCCTGTAGCAGTAAGAGTTGTTCCACTAAATGACAAACCTGAACCAAGAGTTATTTCAGAAATGTTAGCTGTTGCCCCTGTCGGATTACCAAGCAAAGTATGTGCAGAAGCTTGCTGCATTTTAGCATACGTAACAACGTTAGATCCTATTGTAAAGGCTCCTGTATTACTTAGAGTTAAATCACCTGATGCAGGTACACCTGTAGCAATATTGCTTCCGTTTCCTACAAACAAATCTCCCGATGCAAGAACATTAGACAACCCATTTGTAATTTGAGCAATAGTATAATCTCCGGTTGTAGCAACCACCGCCCCCGTTCTTCCAAATACTGAAGTCACTGGGAAGGTTATTGCAACGCTCGAAGCTGCTGTAATTAATCCTTTTGCATTTACAGTAAACGCTGCTACGTGGGTAGCGTCACCAAACGATCCAACATTTGCATTAACAGTCGCAAGAGTTGCTACTGATGAACCTGGACCGGCGGCTGTAACGTCTCCAGTTAAGGCAGTAATATAATTTCCTGCCGGTTGTGGTGTAAATCCTAAAGCTCCTGTTACATCTGAACTTAATAAAGTAATAGCACCGGTACGACTATTAAATGATGATACACCGGTAACCAAAGCACCAATATTACCATTCAATTTTTCAATAGCTGATAATATTGTATCAGTTGGGGAAACAACTCCTGCTCCTGAAACATATCCAGTAAGAACTTTGCCTATTACTGCACTATTAAGGACTGTTGGATTTGGAAAGGTTCCTGATAAATCTCCTCCAGCCGCAATTCCACCAATTGATACCGGTTCCCACCGTCCGGTTCCATTAATATCTATAGAAGTAAAAACATTTCCTATAGTCCCCTGACTTCCGTCTTCAATCTGGACCGGTGTACTAAATAAAGCAACCGATTTGCTCAATGAAAGCATCTGAGTTGTCCCCCAGTAAAATGTTCTTGAGTATCCGTTAGGTGAAGGAATATAATCTCCCCACTCAGCCGTTGCCGTAGATACGATCATATGATACGTATTCCTAGAAGGCTGGAAATTAATTTGTAAATCTAAAGTAGACGCATTATCAATAGAAAATGTATTGGATGATGGATTTGCAACCCACACCTTATCAGCATGTAAAGACCAATCGGAACCATCAACATAAATTGAATGAGAACCTATGGTATCAAAATATATTTTTGGAAAACCTTGAAATTCATAAGAAGTCCCAGATGGATCATTTCCATTATTTTGTAAAGATACTTTGTGATTTACTGAATCGCATTTTTCAATATAACCAGTTAAAGTTCCACCCGCTAAATCATCATTACCAAATCCGAATTGACCAGGGGCTGTTGGTGTTCCACCTGAATAAAATAACCCCTCATGTTGAGTTCCCATACTCCTAATTGCCCATGAAGTAAGTGAATGGAAAAATAGACATGAATCATGCGCGAAGTCAATTCCAGAAAATGCATAAGTATAAGAAGACAAACGCAATTCAGAATTATAAGCCTGGAATTGAATATGTCTTTCATAACCAGCACTCAGGTATTGATATTCTAAAGATTCAAACCAGTTAGGTATAGTATTACCATTACCACGGAATCCTTGTGCTTGAACGTGATCAAATGTTCCATCTCCGTTATCTGTAGAAAGGTACCAATCATAAAACTGATGTGATGTTACATTTGTATTAAAATTAACTCTCTTAAAATAATATACCCCTCCCCCTGATGGCACAGTAACATCTAAGAAATATGGATTTGGATTTGTAATAGTAAAGTTTCCACTATCAAAATTCGTACTAAAACCGCCCATTGGTAACTGTCTATTTTCTGTAAGCGCAGCAGGATTTCCTATTGCTCCAACGGCTTGCCCTAATTTAGCAACACTGCCTGATACACTTAATCCATCATTTGCACTTAATACTCCTGTTGCTCCAGACGGAGGAGTAACCCAGGCACCAAGACCCTGATTATTTATAGAAGTAAATACGTCTCCAACGTTCCCTTGAGTTCCATCCTGTATTTCTAATTGTGCCTGTAATGCAAAATAATTAGAAGTAATAAGTATTCCCTCTGGTTTAATATATATTAAGGTCGTTCCAGATGGGCCTTGTACAGTACCAAATATTCCAGAAGATATTACCTCTAATGATGAGTTATTTCCATAAATATCATATGCTGTCTGTTCAGTAATTCCTGCATCTGATATTGCAAATTGAGTTCCCGCTGCTGATTGTAAAGCAAGACCAAATGTTGATAAATTAATAAATGTATCTTGAATAAGAGAACCACCTAATTGAACAACATTTGAAGTCTCTGTTAATCCATTATTAAATGTTGGAAGAGAAGCAGAAGTTATATATCCTGGATCATTAGTAAATTGAGAAAGCAATGTAGGTTGTCCAGTAAGGTCAGAGTAATGACCAGAAAAAGCAACCGGTGCTAGTGAAGATATATTAGCTTTAAGATTTAAATCATTTTGTAAATCAGTTTGATTAGAAAGTATACCTGTAATACTTCCCCAAACCGCACCACCCCCACCTCCCCCTGATGGTACCCATGCGCTTCCTGACCAATAAAATCCTTGAAGAAGATTTATATCAAATACAAAAAGTCCTATGTTAGCAGCGGTTAATGATGCTCCAAGAGATATTCTAGCTGCGCTAGTTAAAGGGTTATGTCTCCAGTTAATTAGATTGTTTATTAAACCACCATCCAAATCAACAAGAATTCTATTTGATGCCATTTTTAAAATAAATATAAAGTTAATCCTGTCATGTCAACGTTAGAATCAATTTCAACCATTTGATTAGGAAATATACGTAAATGAATATACACAGAATTGCCGTCCTTGTCTAAAAGCAAATATCCTCTTATTAAGAGGATTTTGTGTTGATCAGGACGTACTATAAATTGTAAACCAGATACAGGTGATCTATAAACAGCCCCACATTTATAAAACTGCTCTTGTAACTCGTTTACTCTATTAATAAGATCACATATATCATTACCCATCTTACTTTTTTCTAAGTAACTCCGTTAAATTAACATTTACCCCCAAACTTGCTCCAAGGTTTGGACCAAATAAGATTGTTTGTTTTGTTGACCAATTATAAAGAATAGGTATATACCCAAAAGAACCACCGAGAGTAAATATTCTTTTTTTATCAGGTTTTTGAAAAATATGTTTGTCAATAATGGCTCCGTTTAACTGAGTAATCACTGCGCCTGGATAATCAGGTACAACAAAAATTACATAATTCCCTTCCTTATCTATCTTAACCCCGGTCAAAGCAGTAAAGGCTATCTCATCCCTAGCAAGGACTCCTGTTATCTGTAAACTATCCGGAACACCCTGAATATGAATCTTTGTTACAAGTTTATGAGAATTGCCTTTTGAATAAGTTGTATCTAAAGAGAAATTAACATCTTTTTGAATGTATGTTACTACACCAGCTTGCTTTGTAATACTATCTTTAACAACGGTGGGTTTAAAGACCCCGGAATCCACTAACTTGGTCCCTGAAGAAACAGCACCTATAACGTTTCCAGTTTGATCTTTTATTTTCTGTTCCAGGTCAGAATTGATAGACTTTAAATCACTGTATTGTTTAGCGACCAAAGCATACTTATCATACTGAACTTGTCCTTCCTTATTTTTGGTTACGGTTATGCTATCATTTTCCGCTAATAGATTTTGATTTGATATTTTAAGATTTTGAATTTCTTTTGCTTTCGCATTGATCTCAAAATCAAGAACAAAAAATACAATAACGGCAAGAATAGCCACTATCACAGCCGATAAATGTTTTGATAGAAAGGCTTTAATTAAGATCCACATGTTGTTGTTTTTTAAAAATGAAATATTACTTTTGCTATATTAAAAAGAATTAATAAACTAAAAAATGTTATTGATTTATCTATTGCGCCGTTTACCCCAAATATCTTTGAGAATATCTTATCAGTAAGTGCGGTACTACCCAAGAATGTTGTACTTAAGTTAGCATAACTATTAAACACTAAGTCAAATTCAGCAAGTCTAAGAAGTATATTAACGACTGCGATCTCCCACCACAGGTGAGAAAAGTTATACAATAAAGGAACATTGACCAGTACTGCCAATACAACTCCATCAGTATGCCACCTCTTTATGATTTTCAAGACAGTAGGGGTGGAGATGTTATCCTTCATCAAATAACTTTCTGCGTCTTTTTTTGCCAGAAAAAACCCACAAAGTAATAAATATACTTGTATGACTAAAAATATTAACATTGTATTTTAAGTTAATGCTACAAATAAAGCAGGTACAATAAGGTTTCCAGCAGCCGAGAGTGCTTGTACACCTGTTTTCCAATTATCGTTTGTTTCAAATGTATTTTGAAAACCCACCTTAGATGAAAAATAAGTTGCGACACCAAGGACCACTTCAGAAATAACAAAGAAAACACCATAAGCCGCATGATTAAATAACGCTGGTAAAAAGATACCTGCTACAAAAAGAAAAATAGTTCCTAAAGCAAGCCAAACACTATTGTTAGCATTTGGATGAGCGTTTGATTGAAATAAAGACATGATTATGAATTTTTATTACGTTTACGAATTTGTTGCACATAATTTACAATCGCAAATATTGATGCAATTGAGCTTAAAATAACAGCAATGCTCTTATTTAAAGAAATTAGAGAAACTAGACCTAGAGAAACTAGACTTAACAGCCAACTAGATGCTAAAAAAAGATGACCTTTCATTGCGTTATTATTATTTAAAAATAGTTGTTTCATATTATAATTAACTGGTTCCACAATTATTTACACTACCAGGTACAACCTGTTCGACCGGAGGAATATATCCCCCTCCCCCCATATTTTCGTATTGAACATTTTGATATGTACGAAGAGCAAGTAATCCGGCTATTAATCCGGCTTCTATTCCAAGCACCATAGCCAGGTCCGATAAGGATCTTCCGGCTTGCCATTTATCAACAGCATGTGAAAGATTAATCATAAAGTTTATAGAAAAAGCAATCGCTAAAGTGCTTCTTATAGATACTTTTTTATTCTTACCAAGCCAAAGTGGTTCAATATATCTAAATAGTTTTTTCATTAAAGTATAACAATATAATTAACAATTGATGTATCTGAAGCCTGAATAGTACCGGCTGCTATATTTGCTTGTATAGTAAGGATACCGGCTGTACAATCTGCTTGATACATAACAGTTGCTGCTGCGGCAATTGGTGTGACAAGACTAACATATCCTTTACTTGAAGTAGTTAAACCAGGTATAGCAATAGCTTTTGTTCCAGCCGCAAGTGTGACCTGTCCCGATGCAAATATTCCGCTTGATCCACTCTCTGTATTATATGCCATCTTAAATCAAATTATATTATAAATGCGTTAGTTCCATCAAAATGAAGGGTTATTGATTCTCCTGGATTTGAAAAAACAAAACTTGTAGCAGGTCCAGCAGAAGAATATATATTACCCGTTGACATTGTTACAGTAACAGTATTTGCATCAATTGTTTTCTTTTTTATGGTGAAAACCCCATTTTTTAAGTTGGCAGGAATTGCACCCAATGAAATATTTCCGGATGTTGTATCTACAACAATCGTATTATCAAGAGTTAAAATATTATCATTAGCTACTATTGTTCTTATTGCCAGTTTAGAACCAGTATTCTGAATATCACCAAATACTTGTACTCTGCTACCGTTGTCTACTGGAATAACAGCTTGGTCGTTTCCAATAATTGTGTTTTGAGTTGCTACACCAAGAAGAATAATATTACTTACAGGTACAGAAACATTATTATCTCCAATTACTATAGTATTAGTAACGCCATTTTCAAGATTATTACTATTTCCTATAATTATATTATCATCTGCAATAGCTCCTCCACCAGAATTATTATTTGCGCTTCCTATTACAATATTAGCATTTCCAACGGAAGATCCGTTATCTAAACTTATGCTCCCAATTACCGTATTAAAACTTCCAATAGAAGAACCTGAAGTATCAAGAGAATCTGAACCAATGGCAATATTCTTTTGAGATGTTCCTGCATTAAATAATGTTTGAGGACCAATAGCAATAGAATCTCTTGCTGTAGTTGCGTTTGCCATTGCATTAGAACCAAGACTAAAATTATCTCTTCCTGTACAAAAAGGACCATTATTTAACCCAAAATAAATACTCCCTGTTGAATCAATTCGAAGGGTTGAATTTGTAGTTCCATTTGAAGCTAAAAATGATATATAAGGTTCGAAAAGACCTGCTGCGGCTGGATCATATTCTAATATTAAATGTGCTCCAGTTACAGCACCAATACCGTTAAATAGCAAAGAAAATCCATTAAAAGGTATTTCTCTATTATCTAATAACTTTGCAGGACCACCCGCCGCTCCAACAGTTTGACCTAATTGAACAATTGTTCCAGATAATGATAAACCATCATTAGCTCCAGATAAAGGAGTATAACCGAGTGCAGTTATAACATCACTACCAAGAAGGGTTACAATACCTGTTCTAGTATTAAAAGATGTTACACCGGCTCCCCCATCACCTGTACCAGGATATTTACTTAAGGATAAAAGACGCATTATTTAAAATTTCAATTATTTAATACCATGCCATTTCCAAGTACCACCGGAAATTGTATAAGCCGGTAAGGACTTATTTGCTCCAGCGGCATCAACAAAAACTTCACCAAGAACAGATAAAGGAAATACAGTTCCATCAGAAAGAGTAATATTAACCCCGCCTGATTCAGCAGTAATAGCAATAGAAGCAAACCCCGCTGGAATAGAAGTATTTATCCCAGAAGAAGTTACAGCAGTACAACAACCTGATTGATTAGTGTGATTAGCGATCTGCTTTAATAAAGTGATAGCGTGATTAAACGGGTCACGAAAGTCTCCCCAATTCATATAATAATATTTTAAATTCAGTTATGAAATAACTCCACCTTTTTGGTAAAAGGCCCACTTTTCTATGGAAAAGTCATTATATAACCACAAATATAATAAACAAATAAAAAATGCCGCTATCAACCCTAAATTTCAACGCATACTCGCATTATTACTTTCCAATCGGCTTCTGAAGATCATAAAATTTTAATAGATCTTGAGGGTTTTGCAAGTTTAAAGCTATTCTATATCCCGGTATTAATTGAGAAGCTTTATGAGCTAGTTTACTATCACCGGCAGAATAAGATGATCCGTCCTTTTGATATTCTTCTGAAGGAGCCGTTGCCGCTTGATGAAAGAAGTCAGCAAACTTATCAATAGTACTTCCAGTAACTACCGGATTCTGAATTACCTTCTTCCATTCCAAAGGGTTATAGAAGAAGCTGACATCCATCTGAAGTCTTCTGGCGAACAGAGCCAGGTAATCATCTGCCCCTGTAGGATGCTCTTCTTTATCTTTAAAGGCTGGCACCAGGACCCCGGCAAGCATTGCAAACATTCCTATATCAGCAAGTGTTTTTTTAGCATAGTACGCTTCATCTGGACTCAGTTTACGGAACTTTCCATTAAGCCTGAACTCATTGAATTCACTTGCCAAGCTGGTTATAAAGGACCTGTAATAGCCTTGAGTGGCCCCACCTCTTTCATAATCTACATAAGAAGCACCCCAACGCGCCTTAATACCATTAAAAATGTGCCTACGGAACATCATTATCATCTTACCCCACCACAAGCGGCTAAGAGCAGCCTTATCAAAGTCTGAATAGTTACCACGGTCTTTATTAATGGATTGAACCAGGTTTTTAAATTCGTTGTCCTTTGTATCATCCCATTTAAGACCATCTTTAATCTTTATATATCCGTCTTCACCCTTTTCCCAGGCATCAAACAAAGAAGTCTTTCCATCGGCAAGCTTCAAATGCTTCATGGCTGCGATCATCTGGGTTGTCTGAATCATGTGTTCAGCCCCGTGTATTGAAAAGAACAGAGATGATCTTTTAAAAAGCTTGTTTACAACTCCTTCCCCAATATGCTTACCAAACTGATCTAGGAATTCTCCCTGGAATGTACCATAATGAGTCAACAGTTGAGTTATCTTCGAACCCTTACCGCCTCTAGTATCTTCCATGAAGCTGAAATTAGTAAGGTTCTTGAAATATTCTTTATAAGCCGAAGCCCAATCAGGATGACTAAAATATTTACCTCCTGTGGCTTCAATAAAATTAGAGGCAACTCCACGAAGTAAGTGGGACGCTCCCGCAATAACGTTTACTCCCAGGTTAATAGTCGCTGATAATCCATTTAATTTTCTTCCTAATTTATTTACTGATAAAATTTTGTCATTACGAACAAGAGTAACACCATAACCGTTCACATCCTTTTCAGTTCCTTTTGTGAAATGATCATTTTCAATACTTTCTGAACCGGTTTTCTTTTTAAGATCTTCAAGAGAATAAACATATTCACGATGCGCTTTACCGTTTACAGAAGTGTCACCTTTCTTGTAAACTAAATATTTCAAATTCAAAAAAGGAGATTTAATGTTTGACTTCTTTTCTGTTTCCCCGTAAATAGTATCATTTAAGAAGTCTACGAGTTGTCTATTAATATTTGGTTGATCTTTTGTCTTAGTAAGATTTTTTACATAATTACTAATTCTTTTTCCACCTTTAGCATCAATCTCAGGAGCATCACGTTCTCCTATTTTTAAAAGGGAATTTCCTTCTATAAAGTTTTTAAGAGTACGAACCAATGGTTCTACATTCTTAGCTGATTCATATTTAGAAGAAGATTCCCAAAAATCACCAACCGTCTTACCTAAATTATAATTCAGACGGTCTTCATCCACAAGATGAGTCCAGCGAATAGGAATAGTTTTATATTCTTTACCGTCTATATCTTGAGCATAATAATCTCCTAAACGAGATCCTAAAGACGTTTTTAAGTTTTCCTTTAATCCCTGAACATTCTCCTTCAACCCTTTCTTTGCACTTAGACCGGATAATAATCCACCCTCAACTTCCTGCTGAGGAACAATACCATATTTTAACTGGTACTTACCAAGCTTACCGTTTGCATCGTTGTAATGCTTAGTAAGCTCTTTAAATAAAGGATCAGAAGACGCTTTAGCATATTCCGGATTTATATAACGATCTGAAGGAACCGTCCGAATGGTTTCTCCCTTATCATTTGCTATACGAACACTGTGTTCATCAAACCATGCATCCTTTTTTGCTTGCCATGATGCATATGCGGATTCATCATTTTTATTTGGACGAAATCCAAGTTTTTCAAACATCTCTCTCTTTGCTTTATAAAACTGATCATAACGGTATGGTTCATGAAACGCTGTTCTCTTAACATAATCGAACTTAGCATTACCGTCTTCATCATAGCCTGTCTTTTCCCAGTTGTCTACTTGATGGACAAATCCTTTATAGAGTTCTTTATGCTGTTCATTAGTTGTAAAAATCTTTTTACCAGTAACTTTCGTAATTGCATTTTGTATTGAGGTTTTAACTTTAAATAATCTTGAATTGTTTTTTGCAAACTCTTCTTTTAGGGAAAGAGCAGTAAGTTGACTGATAGCGTCCTTAGAATTTAAAACTCCAGTCATATATGAATTGAAAAATCCAATATCACTAGTAGCATGTTCCATCTGCCCTTTCAACCAGGTCTTTACTCCTTGTTCAATAGCGTCACCTTCTTCTATATTTGGGCTTTTTGCTTTTACAGCTAGATATTCAGCATAACCAGGCATCTTTTGAATGTTACCAGACTTAATATCATTATCAATAGCCTTTTTCATTGTTGGATATAACCAATCACTCATAAGCTTTAAACCATACTCATGATAATTATTAATAATTGAAGTATCCCCATCCAAACGATTTTTTAATAGTTTGAAATTATCATCATATTCCTCAGCGTTTTCTTGTTTGATAGCATCTATAATAAAACTACTTTGATTGTAAATAGCGACATGCTGTTCCATTTCAGCCAATACACCAGCCCCTTTAATTCTCTGGTCCTCTGACAAATTACCACCAGCTCCATCATAAAGAGTTTTAAACTCATCAAATTTTTCATTGATCTTCTTTGCATTTATAATAGCACTTGTTACGTAATCATTAACAGCCCTATAAACATTTTTATTCGCCTGGATGTCTGCCAACTGGCGACCAGAGAAATATTTACGTGTTTCCTGTTCTTTATTCTTTGCAGGAATATTTATATCAAGGGTCAGATTGTTTTTGATTTTATCAAGAATACGATTAAAATTCTCAGAATGTTCTGGGGTATCATTATCTTTTTGATATTTTGCAGCCATATCATTAGAAGCAGCGTAATGCTTTAAATCCGCACTATAAGTAGGATCAATAATCTTATTAGCAATATCGTCCAGGGTCATGTTCATGTCCAGACCTGATATGCTTACATTATTTCTACCAAACAGATCTCTAAACCAATCCATTAATCTGTTATACCAGGGTTTAGCTTTTATTTGATCCTGTTGAGTAATTTGACTAAGATGACTTACAAGAGCTTCGTCTAACTGATCTTTTGAACCGAGTTCTGGATATTTGGTTTTTATTTCTTCAATTACTTTCTTACCAGCTTCTGTGCTTTGTAAGTCCTGAATAAGATTATTGTAGAGATCCGGATTATCTTTTTGCATTGCTGCTGTAAACGGATGAAGGTATTCATGCAAGGCAGTATATTCATTTAATTTTGCTGCATTAATAGTCACTTTTCCATTTTCAAACTTACCCCTGTAATCTGAAGTATTATCATTTATTATTTCATAAGGAATATTGAACTTCTTCTGCAAATTATTTATAAGGTTATAGTTTACGGAAGCAACTTGTGCATCTCCATACGCTTTACTGTATTTAGGAGCCTTATTATTTAAAATATCATTATTAGTAGCCAATGTCTCTTTCTGATCAGATACATTCTCTTTATTTTTAAGATCAGCGTTCTTTGATGCAATATTATTCAGAACATCCTGATTGATTTCAACCTTATATGTTCCAGGGGCATAATCGTTTAAAACGGTTGCGTCAGTTGTTGCGCTTTTATCGGTTATTTCAGATTTATATCTTTTTCTATTTGTGATAAACTTTTCATTACCTATTGGTTCAATAGCGTTAGCACCATATGTACCCCCTAAAGGTTTTTCAATAAGCTCCGGTTTTAATGTATTGATGCTTTCTGCTCTTAATGCTTTCTTCTTTAACCCTCCCCATTCCGCAACAATCATTTTATATCCCTTCTCAGCAGCCACTTTACCTATCCAACCAATTTGTTCATTAGGGTTAAATGATCTATCTGGATACTGTTCTTTGAACCGCTTTTCAGCTTCAGTATATAGATTCAATGGATCAGAGTTAAAAGGATACACTTCGCTTTTTGGCACCCTTACTACATGCTTATATGTACCAAGCCCAGGCTCTGCTACTTTAGAGTCTGTATAATAAAGGCTTGCAGGAACGCTTCTTGAAGCTTCTTCTCTTCCGGTTACATTAGTGTTCTTTCCAAAGTTCTCTGGATTAATACCTGATTTAGTTAAATCAGCATTAGAATAATGAAAGAATACATAATTCCCTTTATCGTCCTCAGTTAAATTATTGAATACAACAGGACTCGCTTTTATAGCATCCTCTACTTTTTTAGCGTCAGTCTTTTCTTCAGCAGGTTTTAAAGATTCATTATATTTGATAATTTTATCAACGATAGGTTTACCAATAGAAGATTCGAGTCCTCTTCTTTCCTCATTACTGTTTAAAGCCTGTTCAGAAAGATCTTTTAATATTTGATCTCTTTTAAGATCGTCAGTTGCATCATTTTTATAAGTAAGGCCCTGAAGGGAGTCGAATTCTCCATTTCTTAAATCAGTAATAACATCATTCCCCAAAGAGGCAGAGCTACTACTTTCGTTAACCTTTATAAGATTAAACAGTGGGCCAACGGATTCATTAATTGACTTTAAGAACTTAATATTTGGTGTATGAATTTCCATTTCAGCACCAACAGTAGGCTTTTCACTCAATTTGCTTCCTTTAACGACATAAAGATCCGATCCGACCTTCTGAACAATACGTGACATATTGCTTACTAAATCAATAGGATCAGTGGAAACAGTGTTTTGTAAATGTCTAACAAGCCCCTTAAACTGACCAACCTTACTTCCACGCAGCATTGCCTGGGCCTCTTGGACAGAAGGAATCTCTCCTTCATTTCTATAATAAAGACTTTCGGCAATATTATCACCAAAGCGTTGTGCTAATTCCTTCCATTCGGACATGTTCTTATTTGGACAAGCTACTGCCATTATTTACAATTTTTTATATTATCAATGTAATCGTCTATTGAAGACCAATCCCCCTGTTCAAAATCCGTTCTTATTGATTCCTTAGTATTTAGACTAAAATCATCAAGGGTTTGTCTATCCTTATCAGATAAGGCAGTTAAAAACTGATCAATCTTTGTGTCTGTTGTTTCTGGAGTTATCTTGGATGGGTTTAATCCATATTTTTCCAGGGTATCAATATCGTCAGTTTCATAAACTTTAGAAACAATCTGATGTTCTTTTAAATCCAGATTTATTACCTCATCGGTTTGTTTAGGAACTACCATTATGTTTTCATTCTTGAAAACATTCTTAGTTGTTGCTGCTGTAAATTTACTTCCCAAACCATCAACAAAATCTTCATGATTATCAGGATTAAAATCTCCTTTAGCCTTTAATGAAACAATTTTATAATCTCCGGAAGGGGACTCTACTATTGCAACATTACTTGTAACCTTAGTTCCGTTTTTATCAAACATTGCTGCTTTCAAATCATTTATATGAGCATTGGCCCATCTATCAACTTCCTGATATTTCTTAAGAAGACCAGAACTCTTTCTACCCTTATCCATCAAAATCTTAACAGCGTCATTGTTGTCAATATTTGCAACAGTCGGTATAGACTTTCCTCCGATTTTAACACCAGAGAAAGCAATGTCCTTCAAATCAGGTCTCTGATCTTTGCCTTTAACCAGGTCAAGTTCTCCAACAGAAGGTTTCAAATCAACCAACTTTCTTAATTCATCGTTTGACAGCGTTATCTCGTGATTAGGAGACTCCCTCATTCTATTGGTCAATTCTGTATGTAATTTCTTATAGGCCGCTGCTATCCTCCTAAATTCGTTGTAGCTCTCCTTATCGTTGCCTGTAACTTCAGAATATGTATCAATATCTGTGTTTTCATCAAGTATTTTAAAGTTACCGTCAATATCCTTGTAGGCCATAGTCTCTACTGGAGACATATAACCTGCCGGAGTACCGTCATAAGTTAACCCCATCTCCACATTACCTACCAGGCTATAAAGATTAGGGAATTCTCTTGGATTACCCTGTTCGTCTTTGTTTTTGTAATCTCTGAATTTTCTAATGTTAAAGTCAACGGGTTCTTTTGCCAGGGCCTTACGCTGAAGCTCATATTTTGCTTTAAATTCGGGCAGGGCTTCTCTTACAGTCAACTTCATTCCGTTTGTCAACTCTTTTAATGATATGTTTCTAAAAAGGAACTTAAGTTTATCACCGCTTTCCTTTGTAGGTAAGAATGTATCCAGAAAGATCCGGTTCATGTCTACACTGCTGTATTTAGAACCAATTCTCAAAGGTTCCGCGTTTTTCATTTTAATCTCAACATTCTTAAGAGGATTAAAACGAATCTCTTCTCTGATCTTGGCATTTTCGATAAACCCGTTAGGGTTTGTCTTGTCATATTTTACTTCGAATGGAAATTTAACCGCAATCTCATCAGGGATAGACCCGTACTGATTAGCAAACATATTGCGGTACATACTAAGCCTCTTTCCATCAATATCACGAAGTTTTACCCCCAATCCCCTCTTACCATATTGTCTGTAAACGTCCCCTCTTCTGGCCTGGATTTCATATATCTTGAAATTACCGTTTTTGTCAACACCAAGTAAATCAATTTCACCAGCAACCTTTAAAGTAGGATCGGTAACAAAAACGTTACTTGATACAATGTTGATTCCTTTTCTTTCAAGATCGGCTTTAAGTTTATCCAGTGATTTAACTATACCAGTAAATGTCTCTGGAGTCATTTTATCAGAAACAGAATCTTTAAATTCCTGGGTTAAACCATTGGCAAAATATGCCTTTGTAACACTATCAATAGTATTACCTATACTTACAGCGGCCTGGGTTCTGGGGTCCTGACGTTGTTCATCAGAAATAGTATCCCCAATAAGATCGGTAACCTTTCTATAGTCCTGACCATCCACCTGATAACGATCATCAAATTTTACGACTCTTTTCTTTTCACGATTTATTTTATTCAGAACATCGTTATATTTTTCACGATCTTCCGGTTTTATATTCGGACTACTTGCAACTTTATCCTGAACATCCATTTCATCAAACTTAGCATCCCGTTGATCCTGTAATGCCTCAATTTGATTATTTAAATTTTCAAGATCTGTTTCTTCATCAGCACTGCGATCTTCTTTACCTTCCAAAGCATCACGCTGTCTAATCAAGTCATCCATTTGGCTACCCAACTCATTTAAATCAGATTTTTTAGCTCTTTTTTGAAGGTTGTCTTCAACCTCTTGACCTAATGATTTACGAATAACTTCTTCCTGATCAGTAAGCTTCTGTCCTTTTGAAATCTTTTCTGCGATATAGTCTGCTATTTGTTCTTTATTATCAATTTTATTTTCATCAACCGCTTGAGCATATGCATCATTTACTTCTTCGGGAGTAACCGTAGAACTTAATTTAGTCAAATCCTTTTTGGGATCAGCATAAAATTCCTTTGTTTGTTTTGTAGCAACGTCATCCTCTTTAGTTATGTCATCATATGTTCCTGATTCCTGAGCATGACGTTCGAGTTCCTTAGAATAAACCTGATCATAATATTTAACTCCAAATTTAGGATCAGCAAGTCTACTAAGAACATTCATAGTAGCATTTCTGGCAAGAGTTGTTTCAGCCTGAACAATCTGCTGACGTTCCATTTCTTTAGCAGAAGGTAAAAGATTCTTATTTGCAATCTCGTACATATAACGACCACGAGAATCTTTTTTAAGCTTTTCTAAAACCTCCTTATTATTTTTAACAAAATCATCAAGTTTATCTTTTGATTCATCCCTTGTTTGATTTATTTTAGTATAATCTGCTTCAGCTTCATATAAATCGGGATGAATAGGCGGTTGTTTACCAGCAGAGTAAGTGTTCTCGAAGAGTTCATTATATTGATCAACAACTCCATCGGTCAATGAATTAAATGACTGATTAAAAGTATCAGCATTCGCTTTTACACGTTCATAGGTATCCTTTGAATTTTTAATAATTTCAGAAAGAGTTTGACTACGAGCAGAAAGATAAAACATTTTATCAGTTATATCAAACTGCTTTTTTTGTCCTGCTTTTGTATTAGGTATATCCGTAGATACATAATTTCCATGAATATTATTATATAATTCTTCTAAATTTTGAGCTTTCTTTGTATAATTATTTAGAAGTTCAGTTGTTTCTTTATTTTTGCTGTCCGGATCAAAACCAAGTAAAGCTAAATCTTCCTTGCTTATACCAGATACATCTCTTAATTTCTGATAAAGAAGATCCCCCATACCAGAATCAAAATGAGCTTTCGCAAATCTTGAAAAAACTTCATCTCCGTATAATTTAGCCATTTCATTAACTCCGCGCTTTTCAAAACTTTTTCCAACCTGGTTTAAGCTTAAAATCTTATTAAAAGAGGCAACCCATGACTTTACCTTATCCTGATCTAAAGCAGGGTTTCCGTCTTCAAGAATTAATTTACCAGCATCGTCTGTCTTATATATGTTTCCAATTTCTCTAAAAGCACTAACTTGTTTATTTAGTTCTGAAAGGTTTTTTTTAACTTCTTTATTTTCATTATGACCCAAAAGTTTACCAGCAATTCCCCCAAGAAGACCACCAATACCTATAGATTTAGCTGCTTCGGGATCATCTCCAACAATAGCATTCCCCAATTGTGTTACATATTGTCTACCAACTGCTTTCAATTTATCACCAAAATCTAAATTAAAATTATCTGGATTATTATTAAGTCTGTCAATTGCAAGTTGCATGTTACCAAGCCAAACACCAGTAGTAAGAACGCCTTTGGCTGGCCCTTTTATCACACTATACGCTCTTTCACCAAAAGTCTGTTTTGCAAGAGTAGCATCTCCAAAAAGTCCATTAATACCAAATTCTTGTTTACCAAATGTATTAGAAAGATTTGGTTTTTTAAACATAAAATTAGCTTCCCATAAATTCATCAAAGACAAAGCACCAAGATTCATTAAATAATTATCCCTTGCAACCTTTGCAGAGATTTGATTTGCTTGTTCAACGGAATATTTATTATTTCCGTTTTGATCTTTTTGATTTATAAGAGACTGATAAGCATTATTCTTAGAATCATTTGCTGAATACATTGCTTGAGACGCTGTATTTATAATACTAGTTGCTCCAACATCTATACTACGAGCAAGTTTTGCATTATTAATCCATTTTAAGGCTCTTGGAATATGTTGAAGAGCATCGGCACCAGTCGGAACACCACCATTCATCTTGAATGTGGCACCCTTTTCCGGACGAATGGTTCCAGCAGTTTCTGGAGTCTCAATAGTAGCACCAAGTCCTTCGGTTTCCAGAGCCTTAGATGCAACAGTACCACTTACACCTTCTGTGGCTAAAGCAGCAGCTTCTTCAGTACGTCCTATGCCTTGTAGAGCACTTAATCCTTCAATAACATTAGCTCCCAGTTTCAATTTAGAAATTGCCATACCTGGAACAAATGCACCCACCATAAATGCTGCCCCATCAACAAGTTTATCTGTCCAAGTATCTAAATCTCCCAGAGAACGAAAAAGACCATGATCTTTTTCAGAAGCTTTTTGATAAATTGGCAACCAATCAGTTTTTATCTTATCATCTTCAATACTTTGAAACCATTTTGAAATACCATTATCCCCGGCTCCTGCAATCCATGCTCCAAACCCACTGCCATATTTTTCAGAATCATTTCCAACACCTACAAGACCAGCAAGATAACCTAAGCCAGTTCCCGTTTTGGTAACTGTAAGCCCCACTAGTCTTCCAAGACCAGAACCAACACTATTAAAGAATCCCTGCTTCTCAGCATATAAATCTTCATTATCACGATCAGGTAAAAAACCAAGTGTATCACTATTATATCTCTTTGCTTCATTATATGGCGTAACCGCACCAGGGGAGGTTGGAACACCTCCAAACAGTTGATTCAATTTTTTTGAATCCTTTTCCCAAAATCCTTTTGTATTCTGTTGTGCGGCTTCTGGAGAAGCACCGCTATTAAGATCGGCAGTTGGAGGAAATGTATTTACATAATCGTATTTAGGTTGTACGATTTGTGACAATCCGATAACTTGTTCCGGTCTTACGTTCGGAACGTCTGCCGCATATTTATTGAAATCAGGCATTTAATAATTTTTATTCATTCCAAGGAATTCCCATTCTTTGATAAAAGTCTTTGGTTGACGCTGTATCTTGAAATGCACCTTCCATATACACTCTTACACCATCAAAACTAGCAGGGAAAGTTGTTGTTGCACCAGAAGGATCACTATGGAAATTAGGAACAGGTATAGTTTGAAATTTAGGATTTCCTGAATCATCTTTACCAAGAGGAATTGCTACGAACACTTTATATCCGGTCGTTCCCTTTGTTTTTGGATCTTTAACCGCTACTATTTGATATTTATGAGTAAGTTCTCCATGTGTCTGAAGTGCTCCTTCATAATTTGTCTTAGGATCAAATGGTGTTTTGCCTTGATTTTGCAAAGCAAGCCCATAAACAACAGCAGCATTATCAGGAGAATAAAGATTACTAATCCACCCTCCTCCATTTTCATATTGTGAGTTTACATCCTTTGTAAGATCTACTATAGTATATTTATCTCCCTTATCTAGTTTAGTATCTTTTCCTTTAGACGCTTTCTTATATCTTACCTGGGCCATATATTTAGCTTCTAATGTTTTAGGATCATATACTGCCCATGCCTTAGCTATATCAACATCATCAATAGTTACATCTGCTTTAATTCTAGTATCTGTAATAGCGTCTGATAAAATCTTTTGTTGTTCATCAGGAAGTTTTCCATTCTTTAAGTGCGGTAAAGAAACTACTCTTCCATATGGGTTAACTCTTTTACTTACGTCAGTCCATGCCTTATCAATAGCAGGATCAGCATAATAATCACTTACTGTATTAATAGCAGTCGCTACACCGTTATATTGTGTAGGTGCATTAAAAGATCCCGGAGTCATTGATCCACCAGGGAAAGAAGGTATATCAACATTAGCATTCTTTCTCCATTCATCTAAAAGAGGATCTTTTTTATCAATCATCTCTTTTAATTTAGAATAACTTAAAGTAACATGATCACCAAATTTACTTCCTTTACCAAAGGATATATTTATATTTTTAGTATTCGGATCATCTTTACCAGCTTGTCTAAACACATCTGCTGTAATATCTTTAATCTGGCCTTTATAAAGACCTGCTTCTTCTAAATCTTTTGATTTTTGAAAAAGTTGCTGACTATCATCATCAAATTTTAAACCGGCTCTTTCTTTTATTGACATGTTTGCAATATTACCATACATTTGAATAAAAGATTGTAACCCTTTATTAACAATATTAGCAGATTTGTCATCTTTAGGAACCCAGTTCCCATCAGCATCCTGAGTTAAATAATTTCCATAGATAGTAGGATCTTTACCCATTAAATAATTATACCCTTGTTCATAAAAATTCTTAGATGCAGAAGTATAATTTGCATCTGCCTGAGTAATTGTATTATTGTCTAATTTAACAGTACCTTCTTTTCCTAAATCAGTAACAAGACTAAGGGGTGCTTTTTGAGCAGGACCATTAAGAGGACCATATGAACCATTAGATATTCCATAATATTTCATAAATGCTGTGTCTTCCTTAAAATCTTCTGCTCTCTTTTTTATATCTAAATCACCTTGTTTTATAGCTAATTCGTCCTTATCTTTCTTTATTTGAAGATCATAATTCTTACCATGCCAAAAGTCTTCCTTAGCAATCCTTAGATTTTCAATCTTAGCAGTATTTGATTTTAGTTCAACTTTTTTCTGATCATAAGCGGCTGAAGCAGAAAATTGATCCTTAAAAGAATTATAAAATAAATTATCAGCAAGTTGTTGTCTACTATCTTTATCTAGGTTAGGACCCTGGGATAAAAGACCTGCTTTTTTATCATTAGTGGCCTTTATAGCGTTGTTATATTGTTCTATTTGAGATCCAAATAATTGTTTCTGCTTAAAATCTCCTGTTAAAGACTTGTCATATTGAAGAGTGTTTACATTATCCTGCATGTCTTTTATCTTACTATCATAATCACTAGCTTGTAAATGAATAAGATCAGCATCAGATCTACCTAGTGTACTTTTCCAAGCATGTGCTGAAAGAATATCTCTATCTTGAGAACTTGTATTAGCGTCAATAGCTGCATTAATACGTTCTTTCTTTATAAATTTATCTCCAACTTGATAATAATTTAAATCTGCATCCTTACTATCTAAAGGAGCATCATTCGCATCAGGTTTCAATTTAGAAACATAATCATTTATTTTTTTAGTATAACCATCAAAAGAACCTTGAGGAAGAGAAGTGGGTCCATTAAAACCAGTTCCCTGCTTACCATCATTTAACCAGTCATCATATTGATGCAATAAATATTCACCATAAACGGAATCGTAATCCTTAGCATTTTTACCCGTTGTGTTTGTCTGTATATTTTGAATAAGTTGTTGTCTTGCTCTACTTGTTATAACCGGCTTCATAACATTGTCATCACCATACATATTATATCCCAGGCTTTTTAGAGTATTGACATTGTTAGGATCTGCAAGGTTTACCCCTCCCATATTCCTTATTTTACCAACAACAGAATTCAATTTCTGATTTATATATTGCTTATCCTGATCTTTTGCTACGTTCCCAAGCATACTCCAATTATTCACCTCATCCTGAAGTGATTTTTCACCCTGGTCGAATTTATCTTGCTGGTAAGTATTGACCTTGGCCAATAATTGTAAGTCGGTTTCCATAACCGGATCAGCGGCAATAAATTGTCTCGTACTCGCACTTGAAATAGCCATTATTAATTATTTTTAAATTTCCAGGTAAAACCATAAGCTGTTTTCAATTTTCCTTTACAACAACTTCCTATATTACCTTTTCCTATAATATTATTATGTTTTTGAAATTCAGATGCAGAAGTCCATTCTTTTATAAAATTTCCATTTTTACTAAATTGTAAAACAGGTTTAGTATATCCATTCCTATCGTATGTTTTATGTATTCCTAATCTTCCTTCTTCTTTTAATCGTTCTCTATATTTTTTATGAGCTTCGCTATTTATAATAGACTTTCTCATGTTTTCCTTATATTCAATAGTAGAATTAATTATTTTGGAAATTTCACTATGTTTTTGTTTAGTTTCATAAGAATGCTTTCTGCCATTATTAAAAGTATGTCCTAAATTTGTACCCTTTCGAGAATCAGACATTAATTTTTTACTTTCTTCACTAAGTTTTCCTCTACTTCCACCCTCCCTCAAATTCAATAATTCGATTCCACAATCCCTATAAAGATCCATATACAATTGCTCATACCTATCAAGCACTTCTTGTTCCACATCTACCGGTAATTCATGAACAACTTCAAATTTATGATTTTCAAGACCATATTTTTTAAAAGAACAGTATAATTTCCGTTGTTTGTCCCATTTAGTCTGCTTATATTTAGACAACCTAAGTTCAATAGTCCAACTCTGTCCAATATAGACTTTTCCACTCGGAGACGTTATTTTATAAATACCTATCATTTTATAACAAAATTCTGTGAGATTTATCACACAAATTTATTATAATTTCCTGTAAATCCGAAATTTATAACAAAATTTTGTTATAAATTACTGAGAATCTGTAGTTGCGCTTCTTATATTACGGTTTCCAATCTTATAACTAGTCGTAGTCGTAGTTTTGGACTTACCTGGTTTCTTCATGTATGATTGGGTTTCCCCTGTCTCAGGGTCAATTACTGGAACGTATTGATAACCATTGTATTCACCGCTCTGATCGAAAGCAGGGCTTAACTTGGATACTAAATTCCCACTAGTGTTCTGACGAGCCTTTAATTGCTGTACACGGCTAAGATCTTGGATAGCCTGAAGCTTCTGTATTCTCTGATTATCTCTGGATTTCAATACATTACTGTAAAAATTAGCCCTTGTTGCGGCATCGGACATTGATTGCTTGTCTCTTACCTGGGTATTGTACTCAGTTTCCTTATTTTGGATCTCTGTATTCTGATTTTCATACTGTCCTAAAACTTGGTTATTTGCCTTATACTTCTGTGCGGTCAAATTAGACACATTAGCGGCATTTACCCCCGAACCAAGGTTTTGACCCTCTAGGGAATGTAAACCCGCCTCATAGTCAGCCTGGTTAGCGTACAGAGCAGCAGATGGATTCAGTAGCTTATACTTTAATTGATGATACTGAACTGGGTTAAAAAGCTCAGGGTCCCTTCTAAGCGAATCTGCAAGTTCAGCAGCAGCCGGAGCAATATCATACCAATGAGTTCCTTCATGGAACTTATTTTCAGGTTCTTTAACAGATTGAGGGTTCCCAGTAGCATCAGGAGTTCCTGTTTTTGGAACAAACGGACGATCCGCTGCCGGAGGAGCAGCGTTACCACCCGGACCCGGAGTTTGAGATGATTCTGTAGTAGGTATAGGAATTCTGGCCCCAAGCATAGAATCCTTAAGATACGGTAATGCAGCTTTTAAATCTTCTTTTGTAGCATTATCAGGATCACTAAAAGCCTTAATCTTACCCTTACCGGCCTGTAAAGCTTTTTTGTTTGCACCGTATTCCTTCAGGGATGCCTTGAGAACTTCGGGCTGATTTTCTATAAGATAATTATATATCTTGTCCTGTAAATCTGATCCTCTTGCAGTACCAAAATCAACACCGGCTGCTTTGTAGGAATCTACAATTTGCTTATCAGTTAACTTCGCTTCAGAAGTTTTTCCGGTCGGAGTAAATCTATTAGCAGGATTCTTAGGACCTCTATAAAGCCCAAGATCAGGATTATCGGTTGCGTCACCGCCTGTTTGAACTTTGATTCTTGGTTTAAACCCACCATATTTTTGTTTACCATCATCTGGAATTTGATGAACTGCTTTTATAGCTTCTTGATGTTCAAATAGAGTATTAAACACATCCTGTTTTCCAGGAACAATATCTCTATTGAGCATATTCAATCTTACCGTGTTTGCACTAAGTTTATCCAAAGTTTCTTCATCATTGGTGTTTTTTAATTTACCATTATATTTATCAACTTCTTTATCGTAATGTTCATTTACAGAATCAAAAGCTTCAGCATGAGATAACGGTCTCTTTGGTTTAAATCCAAAAATTGTGTCAACCTCAGTCGGAGACATTTTTAATTTCTTAGAATATTTATCTTTCCTTGAAGTACTTGTATCTTCTAAAACACGTTCAGCATCAGGAATCATTACACCCCCTTGTTCATGATCTGGAGCACTATCTGCTATCTTCCTAAATCCACCTTGCTGATTCTGATAAACTTCCCCACCTTCAGCTTCGATATTAGCTAAATGATGCTGATCTTCTGGAAGACCGTGTGTAATAGGAGTATCACCACCTGATTGAAGTTTGTGCGCTTTAGCTCTTTTAGCAAATGCTTTTCTTGCGGGAGTGCAAGTCGCCTTAGTCATAGGTGTGCAATATCCACGGTGGGCGGGGTTAACCGCGCCTTTTATCCAATTCCCTGTTTTAGCTTTGGGAACCTTTGTTATTCTAACTTTTTTTGTAGCATTTACAATTTTAGGAATCCCCGCAATTCTTACTTTCATGATTATACATTTTTTAACTCTTTTAAAGGAGTTAATGATTTAGGATGATAACACCACTCATTATTTTTATTTTTCTTTAAATGTTTTTTTATATGACAATTCCCACAAACTATTTCTAAATTTATAGGAGAATTATCATTATGGTTACCATTTACATGATGTATTTGTAATAAATATTTTTTATTCTCCCCACATTTACATTTAGAAAGTGATAATAAATCATCATAATATTTTGTTCCTCTTTTTAATCTTTTAAGATTTTCTTTTCTTCTATTGTCATAACATTCTCTGCTACAATAATTCAAATTATTTCTCTTAATCAAAGAACGATGAAGACTTAATTCTTTATTACAAACTTCACAATTAGTAACAACTCTTTTTTTCTTTTTAATATATTTAAAATAACAACGTTGAGAACAAAATCTTTGATTAGTCCAAGAATGTTTTCTAAACTTTTTATTACATTCTTTACATTTAACTGTTGTATTTTTAGTTTTACCCATAATATTTAAAGTTTGTCACAATATAACAAATTTATTGCATATTATATAATTTTAATATCAAACTTTTTTAATTCATTAAACTGTTCAAGTGCTTTATCTATTGATTCAATTTTTATTTCTACGTAATGACCAGAAATAGTCTGAGCAATTTTCTTAACCTGCTCAATAGCCTCTTCCATAGTATCCCCTTCCCCAACAACGGCACCAATCTCAGGAAGACCCACAGATTGCGGAACCGCATAATAACATCCATCAATAACGCAAGCATTTCTTAATTTAATATTGTTTCTATATTCCGGTGGAAAAGTAATTTTCTGCCAGTTCTTATCTGCCCAGGAAGAATGAATAAGAGCCTCAACGCCATAAGCGTGTTTAACAATAGGATCAATCATAAAACCTTGAGCACCGTACCAAATAATTTCAGCAAGATTTTTATACATAAGCTGATAAAGTTCACTTGGAGGAGAACCCGCACGAGCACAAAAGTCAACCATATAAGGGGGTTTGTTTTCGCTAACTCTTATTTCAGTACTAAAAAACCCTCTGTAATTATAAGCTTTAAATGCACCAATAATTTTATCATTAAAATCCGTAATCTTATCAGAGATTTCATCATACGGCATAACTTTGCCAACATAACCTAAATCTTTTACTTCTATACCACATAACGTCTGACTCGGATATTGCCCATCTATTGTATAACAGTCAAGACCTGTTTCCACAGCTTCTAAATTCTTTTCTACAATAAATACTTTATTCTCCTTTACCTTTCCCAACATGTGTTCCCATTCATCAAGAACAGGTTCGAATTCTTCATATGATTTAGACTGGGCTGTTTCAAAATCCCCTCTCGTTACATTTTGTTTTATCCAAACATCAGGGTTGTCTTTTAAATATTCTCTTAAATTAGTAAGACCTTTTATAGAAACCCAGGGAGTTACATAAAGTCCAACACTTTTCATATAACGTTTCATACGATCTCTATAAAGCTCCATGTCTTCTCCCTTTCTACCACCCCATACATTCTTACCTTGTCTTACTAACTCCAATTGAAGATCCCCATCGTAAATATCAGGAAAAATAAAAATATCTGCTTTATCAACATAATCCCAAAAGTCATGAATTCTTTCTATCCCTTCAATACCTTGACCAACTATATATTGATTTGATTTTGGGAAACCGTTCTTCCAGGGCATATAATAATAAACTTTCTTAAAAGACTTTGAAAGGGTTTTAGCAATTTCCACAAACAAGCCATTGTCATAAACCAAAGCAACTTTTTCTTTTAAGTCAATTTTAAGTCCCTCTGGTATCATTTCAACTGTTCCCATTATTCAAATATTTTATAAAGTTTGCTGTTATACTCTTTAAATGTTTCTCTATTCAAATGATTCAACATTAACTTCTCAACAATTTCTGCTAATAAATGTTCTTGTCTATAAGGAGAATTTTTATGTTCTCCTGGTTCTTCATCTGGACCAACTTTTCCGTCTTTCAAAAGTTTCTCAAATTCCAAGTCATGTCTTAAAATTGTCTTCTCGCTTATACCTTTTGCTCTTGTAAGAATTTCTTCGATTAATTCATGCACAAGAATTAGATCATTATAGAATTCATTGCCAGTATCTGTTATTTTAAAATGTCTAACACCTTGTTTATCATAAAAATAATCCCCCAAAGTTTCATAACGTTGTTTATTTAAAGGAACAATTTCTATTATGGTTTTTTGTTTTTTCATTATGTTATATGTTTTCTATTTTGTATCCTTGTTTCTTCAACTCCTTAATTTCCTGAGCACTTAATTCAACTTCATCTCCAACAGAGTATCCTCCGGTTTGTCTTGATGCAACTTGTTGCTGTTGCTGAGGTTGCTGTATAGGTTTAAACTGTGAAGGTCTTTTAGAAAGATCACCGCTTTCGCTAATATCAACCCCTTGTGTTTGAGGATTATATTTATAATCTCTATTATAATTTCCAATCTTTTGAGCATATTGATGAGAGGTTTGAACACTTGCAGCCCTTCTTCCATAATTAATCTTAGTGGGATCTTGTTGTTCACCTTCAATATTACCATACAGGGGTTTTTGTCCCTGTTGTACATTGAAACTATTTACAGACTTTAAACTATTAATATATTTATTATAATCATTAGGATTAGGAAATGCGCTTTTTACCTCTTCAGGGGATAAATAATCATTGTAATCAGAACCTTGAACATAATCTTCACGACTATGACCCGCTTTTTCAGAGGCTTGCATTCCTGAAAAATATTTAGCGTATCCTTGAGGATTTTTTGCTTTTAATTTATTATTAAGCATCTCTTTATCCTGTTGAAGTAGTTGATTTTGAATATAATATTCATCAGTAAGTTTAGAAGGATCAACAACGTCTTGTCCTCCTGGGACATTTGCTGGAGGCGGTGCCTGAGTTCCGTTTTGAGCGTAATATCCACCTGCTTGTTTAGAACCACCCGCAATCCATCCAAAATATCTTTTCTGTTTATCAGTCAAAGGATGTCCCTGGGCTGTACCGTCACGAAGGATTTCTTTAGCTTTATCAGCAGAAACAGTACCACCTGCCCGGTATCTTGGCATTTCTCCACTATAAATCATATCCTGTCCATAAAAACTATCATGATTAATACCTTCGTACATTGATTCATCTAGTCCAGGACCGCCTGAATTAGAATCAACAACCCCTATTGGTGAACCGTGTGAAATCGGACCTCCCATCTTCATTTCCCCACCATACTTCGTATAGGCAGGAGCGTTATTAGCCCCCTGGGAGTTAGGATTAGGCATGAATCTAGGAGTCATGCTTTCATTTAACTGAAGTTTTTCCTGATGTTGTAATTTGTTATTTTGAATAGAATTAGACACATCAGTAATTCCTCTAATACCTTGATTAAGGGTCTTACCTTGAGGACTATCAAGAAAAGCTATTTTTTTAGGAGGCTGATTAGGAGCATTCCCCTGCTGTTGTCTTTGTTGTCTTTGTTGTGCTGCAAGATTACCTGTAACATCTATATTGGCATCTGGATTTTGTTCTAATTCTGGATAATCTTGAGAAGAACGGGTAATAGGATTACCTTGCAGATCAAACCCTGGATTATTAGGATCTTCTTTAGGTACAAAACCCCCCTGTTGTGCCTGAGATATGCTCATTTTTATAAAATGTACATCTCTTTTATTACCGCCTGTTTGACGTTTCCATTTCTTTGCCATAATTATCTATTTAAACGAGTTTCAAATACGTGACCTCTCATCGTTGTTTTATGATGCTTTCCTTTCAGCTTTTTCTTCTTCCCATACTCATCCTCCAAGTATACTTCTGATCCATCATCCAATCCCCTAAATTCATTTTCACCATGCATTGGAAACAGCATATGATCAAAGGATGGATTGTTTAAACCAGTATGTTGAGCCGAAGCACTCATTGCTACGCCCATTCCTCCCCCACCTCCTGCGTGTCCACCGCCTCCTCCCCCCATTCCTCCTCCACCCCCACCACCATGTTGCTTAGTAGCTATGTACTTGGAGGTTGACATATTATACCTCTCTGGCTTATCTGAAGCAGTTCCTTGTAAATACTTCTTGGCACCGTCTTCACCTCTAAAATGAACTAATTCAGCCATCTGGTCTTCAGATAATCCTTTCTTATTATAAGGTTGTAACTTCCTTGCAACAGGTATTAAATAATTCTTTTCATACCAACCGTAATATTTTTCCTGGGCTTTAGGGTTATTTAAAAACTCATCTTTACTTTTTACTCCGGTTACCTTTTGGATAGAATCTTTCCAAATATTCCATCTAAACTGATACTTACCAACGGCCCCTGCCCCACCACCGGCTGAATTAAACGCTGCATATTTCCCTTGACTTTCTTTAGACGCTATCTTAGAGCCTAAATCGCTGTTTTCAGGATCTTCATTTCTACTAACGTATGAATAGTCAGGGTTTGAAGGAGCACTATCAGAATAACTTCCCGTATCGCCTTGCCCATAAATAGAATCCTGATCAGTATCATCTTCAGTGTCATAGTCACTATCGGTAGTATCCGGATCACCAGTTTCATGAAGATAATCATTAGCTAATCTTGCGCCTTCATCAGAATTGTCATCCTCATTAGAATTCATACTATACTGAATATCATTATTCTCATCAGAGGTGTCATCCTCATCAGGAACATCATAAAAATGATCATCATCCTCTTCTGAAACATTGTTGTCAACTTTATCAGAGTCTCCAATTATTTTAGAAATATAATCATTTAAAAAACTATAATTTGTTCCGCTAGTATCTGGCATCTTATCTAAATTGTAAGGTTTGATCGTTTTTATTAAATTTAAAAATGATCTTATAATTACTCAATGAATCATTTATAAGTCTTGTCTTAAACCACTGTCCTCTTAACCGGGAAAGATCATAATCGTTTTTAAGATAGTTAAACGCTAAATGATTTAATGTCTTTTCTTCATTATTGCCAGCATATAGCCAGAATGGAATTTCGGTGTTATCTTTATTTAAAGCATAAAACTGGTTAAATCTCCATTTATAATTTGCGGCAGCAACTTCAATATCCCAGTGATTAAATCCTTTTATCGGATATGATCCTGATTTACTAAAGTCGTTTTTATCTACCTTTACTAAGTGGTTTAAACCACTATTATAAAAATCATTATATACAATAGCTTTATTGAATCCAGGAATGTCCTTTTTAAGTGTATAATCAAATTCATTTGAATAACGTCTCACTTCTGTATCAAACTCTTGGCTACCAAGCATTTTCAGTTGTTCTTCAAACTTAGCCACAGGTTCCACAATAAAAGGAAACAGTTTTCCATAAAACACCTGGTAACTTCCATTAAATAAATCATGTATCCAATAACTGCTACCGGTAGGTGTGTTTATACCTGAACTAAAGAAGTCAATAAAGTCAATATAGTAATCTGGTTTATATGAATGGAACGATACCCAAGACTTAGTAAAGAAGTTATAAGAGACCGTCCACGAACAGTCCTTAAAGAATTTTGGATCTCCTAACGCTACCGGTATGTGGGTATTACCTGATAAAATATAAAATTGTTTTAAGGTAGAATCATAGAATACATTTGGATTAGTAACACTCCAATCACGCTTTGTCATTGCGAATTTATTATTTCTTTTATCAAAAGAATAAATTAATCCGACTCCTACAAAGTTATTATCTATATCGGTTTCAGGCATGTTAGCGAAGTCTCTAAGCAAACGAAACGGTAAATTCTCTTTAAACCAGTTTTTCATTCCATCTTTAGAAATTTCATCTACCCCTGATGCTCCAGTTGCCATATTAAATACCTGGCCTCTTTTTGCATCTGCCCAAATATGACCATATTCAGTATGTAAGATTCCTCTGTTTTGAGTTCCAATATAACCTAGCGTTGTTGTACCAAAGTCTTGTGGAGGGTTGGCGAATACTCCCCCGTTTCCAATCTGGACCGTCTGCCCATCTACTACTGTTCTTAAAATTGATTTAAAAATACTTGTTTTATTTAAACTACGAACAAGCACTGTTTGGTTTTCTATACCGTCTATGGAAATAATAGTACCATCGGTTAAAGGATTATCAAAGAAATCATTTGCCGGAAATGTAAACCAATTTTGATTATCCGATGAAATAATTCTATTTGGAAAATTCACAGTACACGCTCTACCAGGCATAAAGTTAGGAGCGTCTATGGCAATTGAAGTTTCTGTATTCTGTTTAGAATAAGTATTATTATAATGATACTGATTTGGTTCAGTTATAGGAACGTTTATTTCCTGTAACCAAAAATCAAGATCTCCCTGATGAGGGTAAAAGTCCCCTGCTAAATTATCTATCGCATATCTATAATCAACATCATAATCGGATTCAGCAAAAAAGAATGGAATACCATAATGATATAGATAAATATATCCAATCTGTTCAAATAAATTCGAACTTGCACAATCTCTTATACTACTTGGGCCTCCTAATGCTTCATAAATAGACGCTATACTGGAAATAATACTTGTAAAAGTAGCAATAGATAAACCAGCTATACCAGATCCTACGGTTGGTGTATTATTAAAATAATATCTTGGATAAGCAAGATTTGTTATCTGAGAATAATCAAAATCTGTTCCATCAGGAAGCTCAAAAGCAGTTGATAAAAAATAAGGAACTTTTATTTTAAGCGCAAATCTACTTATAAAAGTATCCCCACCATACACTCCGCGACATAAACTATTCGGAACATTCATATCGAACGCACAAGAACCTGTTCTTAAATATTGAATATTATAAATCGTCCCATATTGATCGGGAATATAATTTTTAATAGACGCATAATAAGAAGAAATTGGTTCATACTTTGGAACATTTAGTGTACAATTAAAAGGGAAATCAGATAATCTCGTCCTACTTGTATCTACAATTCCAGAAGATGTTCCCGCATCTGGAAAAGCGTCTCCTGCGTATTTTAAATAAACAGAGTCTTCTCTATATAGGTTATTAAATTTAATAGCATCAAATAATCCTGTTATTGGATCTACTGGTTCATTTACAAATTGATTTGTATCATCTAAATAATCCCAAGCTGAAATAACTCTTCTTTTAACTCCATTATCGTTTGCGACTGTTGTATATTCATTATATTTTCCAATCGAATTATATTGAATCGCCCAATCTTTATAAGGAACAAGAGCATCTATAAGATCAAGTATCACAGTCATTTCAGATAATATCTGACTAAGTATAAATACTAATCCTCCTAATAAACCTATAATACCCAGTGCAGAAGCAAATACCCCAAGAGCAGCCATATCAGGGTTATCTGAACCCTGTCCAATAGCATCTGCCGCAGTTGGGCTAAGATTTTGAAACACAGCAGAAGGTGTATTTACAATAGTATACTCATCGGCAATTAACGGATCATATGTTTTAGTACCAAACCCTCTATCCAAAATTGTATTATCAGCAAGAGGTAAATGTTTTGCCATTAAATCATAATCTGCCGGAGTTGATGGAAGGGTGGTAGAAGAAGTACCATCTGCAAACTGCATCTCTGGTATAGTACCTGTTGTTTCAATAGTTCCTTTTACCGTATATGAAGAGGTTCTTGGAGGAGCCAATTTCGCTATCGCAAGAGCGGTACCGCCAGTAAAAGCAAGACCATAAGAAAACTCAGATAATAATTTTTCTTTAGGTTGTTTTTGACATTTATTATAAAATCCTTGTGACTGTCCGTATTCTACAGTCTCCAATTTTAACTCTGTACCAAGCCCAGGTTGATTAAAATGAGTGTCAGGGGAATGGAAGGTGTATCTATTAGAAAAGGTAAAAGGTAAATCAGGACCCTCTGGTATATTATTTAACGCATAGTTCTCAAAGTTATTTGTCAAAAAAGGATTTGACCTTAAATCATTATATGGATAATTAGCAAAGAAAATAGGTTCCAGGTCAACAACAGAATTATTACCATTCCCCATATCAACTCTTTGATATTGGTTAACATCATATAGTAAACCTTTTGCAATTACCGATTTATTACCAACCCTGTTCCCCCTCAAAATTCTGTAACCGACTATATTTGCAGCATCAGTAGCCGTTATTAACCCCAGGGTAACCGCGTTTGCTATTGCCGCTCTAACACTATCATGATCTACCTTAACCCCAATAGGATATACAATATTATTCTGATGAAAAGTTGCCCCAGATGCATCAACAGTCCCGTTCTGACGATTATGAATATGGGTAACTAATGAATCAGGAAATTTATGATGACGAATAGGGAAACCACAAAGTTCTCCCCAAATTAAAGGAAGGTTTGGATAAGTTTCGGTTGATTCCCAATAAGAGAAATCTCCATATTGATAACAAGATTCTATACAACCATTATAAATAGAAAGATCTCCACCTAAAATAGTAGCCGTATTATATACCTGCCATCTTTGATCTAAAGGGGTTCCTGAACAATTATCTGGGGATACAACGTCATCATTAGTTATTATTTCCAAATCAGAAGCTATTGCTACACGACCCGGTATATGATATGCGTTTGATTCATCACCCCACGCCCAGATAAATTGAATACCATAAGGGTAAACCTCATCTCTCATGGCACTCCTAAACTCTACAACGTTGTTTGGGTCATAATAAACTTCTTCAGGTATGGCAATTGTTTGCCATTGAAGGATAATTTCATTTGCAACCCTTTGAAGATTTGGTCTAGGATATTCTTTAACATTTCCAAAAAACAATATACCATTTGATTGCCCTACTGTTCCAGCAGTTTCATAATATGGGTATAAAGCAAAAATAACCTCTGCTGTTAAAGGTATTTCAGATGGGTTGTTTCCTGTGTAGGTATATAGTGTTTGAGTAACAGGGAAGTTCCCCACTAAAAAGAATGAAGTTACTCCATCAATAGTTTTTGCAACAGCAAGAGTATAATATTGAAATGCTCCAGTTGGGTCCAAATTCTCAATCGTCAACTTTATTGACCGGTCTGTAGGATAATTTGTAGCAACAGTAACCGCCTTAGTAAAAATAGGTATTGGGTTTGTAGCCGATAAATAAGAAGAAAGGGTAACTCCGTTAATATCAGACATTGCAATAAAGAACTGATATACCCCGGCCAGGTTAGATCCTCCCCCCGTTAAACCGTCAAACTGAATACAAGGTGTTTCAAAATTAGGCTGTATGTTTAAAGCATTACAATCTAAATTAGGACCATATATAGGATTATCACAAGGAGGGTTTGCAAAACCAATTATTTGATAAAAAATGTTTCTTATAACCAATCCTTGCGTAGGATCATCATTTACGTAATTAAATTCCAAATATCTTCTTGCATTATTAGCATCAGTAAACACCAATTGTAAAGTACAGTCTGTTAACCTATATGTACTGGATGTTACAGGAAATGCAGTAGTAAAATTAAGACATGCGTCTGGTTGTATTGTAGTATAATTAGCACAAGGGGTTTGTGGACCGCTTTCCAAAGGAGTTGTTTCCAATAAATTCAAAGAGCAATCATCACAGCTTCCCAGGGCGTTCTTAGCAAACTGACGACAAATATCAGGATTTAGGGTTTCTCCTATTTCAGACATTCCTGTTTCAGGAAAGGCTAACATCCAAATAATACGACTTTGTTCGGGAACAACAGTAAACCCTACTACAGTAGAGCCGGAAGGAAAATTGACACCAAGCGTATTACTTGGTTCGTTCTGCAAAACCGGAAAACCATTACCATCAATACCCTCTACAACAGCATTCTGAGCAAAAGCATACATGCCGTCTGAGAAGTGCATTGGATGCAGGTCCCAGATCATACCCTTTATTGTCTGTGATATACTTTTAGAACGATTTGCCACTAATTGTTATTTTAAAATCTACGATAACCTCCATGCTCACCACCCCATCCAAAATAATTTGAACCTACTACTGTTTTATCAACATTGAATTGATAAAATTTGTTATTCTGTCTCTGAATTCTAACCATCTGTAAACATTTCTGGAATGATGGAAGTCTACACCAATATCTTGCCTGGGTAAGATATTTATCATATTCAGCAGAAGCGTATTGTAGTTGTTGAACAATATTCTGAACGGCTGAATTTAAATACCACTCTTCAAAAAGCATTTTGTAAATATAATATTCGATTGCTTTTTCAATACTTTCTTCATCTGGGATCATAGGAAGATAATCCTTATCAATCGGTATACCGAAGTATTGCATATAAATACAATCTTTGTCAAACTTCGTTCTTATAAATCCATCAGCTATTGTAACCTCATTCCATCCAGCATGAACAACTTTCATACACTCAGGAGCACATTTATCTTTTACGTTTGGACTAAGAATAAGAGGCATAGGTTCATGAAAATGATTTTCAAATCTATGTCCGTTTACAAAGTTTCTTACAACTATTCTTGATTTTTCATTACCTCTATCGCAGCTTATACAACAATTTTCAGGACAAATAACAGATTCTTCTATCTGTTGTATAAATATAAAAGGTTGACCAAAATTGTTTTGTTCATTTATATCTGGAGCACCTTGTCCCTCATGACCACGATGACATTTGTATGCTGCATACCACAATTTAAAATTACAAGGTAATGCCGCTCTGTGATCTCTAACCTCAATAACAGCTTCACATTCCTTATAAACAGCAGCACCCAATTGACCCAATATATAAGCAACATGATCAAAGAAGGTTCCTTCATCAATCATGTTTTGAGAATCAAATGACTTCAGCTTATCTTTAACCCTACTGAAAAGTTGTGCAGTGGATCTAAACTGAAGCGTATTTTCTGGATTAATAACTCCCATATTATTTCTTTAAATCTTTTCTATACCTTTTAGAATATAAATTTTCTAATCGGCTTTTTTCCATAAAATCGGAAATAGTATAATCTGAATAAACTTTTCCCAATTTAAATTTTCTTACAACAGATTGCATTATCTTTTTACAAGGCTTAAACATAAAGAGATCATAAAAAGAATTATTACCTGGTCTCCCTACTCTAAATAACTTTACAGATACGCAAAAACCCATTGTATCAAGATTAGTAAAATATACTTTTTTACCAATCTCTTTTGTCTTTCTAAAGTTTATTGATAGCTTTGTAGATTTGTATTTGACTACACAGATATAGCCAAGACCCTTTGGTAATTTAAAACCATCAAGCTCATCTTCGACCACTTCGGCTATGTTTTTTGTATGTTCTTTTATAACGTTTGATACCTCTGAATAGGAAAGGCCAATATCGTTTTTTTCTATAAGTTTATTATAGAAATCTTTATTAACCACGTAATCTCTATTCCCGTATTTTAGAACTGATCCTTTGGCTGGCATTATTATTTGGTTTCGTCCCCTTGTTTTCTACCTTCGTTTAAATTAGGGTATTCGTCTTTAGGTATTTTTAATTTAACACCTGCAATTTTTTGTACGGTATAATCTTTAACATTATCAAGAAGATGACCGGGTACCGTAAATTCCTGTTCCAGTGTCTTAATACAACCTGGGTCCTTACAACCTTCAATTCTAAGACCTTGAGCCTTATCGCAGAACATTGCCCTCAGAGTAACAGACTTAACCATTGCCTCCGGAATGACCAGGTGATTATTATAAATCCAAAAATATCTAAGATTAGGATCTTGATATTTTCTATTTTTTATGGAATTGTATTGTTTGGGAGTAGTCTGAATATAGTTCCTTGTATAGTCTACTGAACTAATATTTAAAAGATAACCATACCGGGTAGTATAGATCTCAGGAAGCCTAACTGTGGACTTCATTATCTTGGTGCAGTAGGGAACTGCAATATCGGCACATCCTATGAGTTCGGTTTCGGCCAATTCAAGATCGTCAATTGTTACCCAAACATTTGGGTATAAATAAAGCCTACGATCATCGGCTTCTCTTTTAATAAATAGTTTAGCAGCGTCTAACAGCTTGGAATGTATGAACTTAGCCGGTATATAACCATCCAGACTTACGGCATTTAATTCTTGTCTTACATCGGATATTACTTGAGAAACGGTAGGCATAATAAAAATTATAACAAAATTTTGTGATAAATTTGATCAGAATGATCAAAATTATGGAATATTTTCTTATTTAGGAAAATTATCACAAAATTTTGTTATAAAAATAAAAAACCCCCTAAAAGGGGGTTATATCTAAAGGGTTGAGGTTGTGGTAAATTCACCGACTGGCCCCTTATCTTTATCGTAAAGTAATGCCTTGGCCTGATGAAGAGATTTGTATCCCTTCTTGTAGTGCCATGCATCTACTCCCGATAAACTGGGCAAAATCTGAATCTGGAATCCCTGGTGTTCATCCACGCTAACATAATTGATCTTCTTATTCTTATGATAATGACCGAGTTGCGAGAATCTGAACTTTGTTGCCGCCCAAAGGTTCTTTTCTTCTGTAGCAAAGATTAATCCAAGAGCCTCATGCCTCTCTTCATTTCCGTGAGAAAATTGAAAAGAATTTAGACCGTATCTGTAGTATTTTCTTAATTTTGGACCGTTATCCACGTTTACACGCGGGTTACTGGAAAATGTAGCGTCCAGGATCTCTCCCATCATGAAGGAGGAGATCGTATCGTGGTTCCCTGGTACAATTACCACATCCACAGGAGCGATTAGGGAAAGATCTAAAATGATCTGGGTCAGGACTCTACGAACGACCTTGATTATTTTAGGATACCTTACATCGGTGCTCTGTGGGGTACCAGCGAAAGTCATATTATTGCTGCTGTCTACGTTAATGAGATCATTACCAAGGGGTAACAGGATTCTTTCAACTGTAGATAGGTTAACTTCGCTCAGTAAATCTTTAATTGCGTCCTTAACCCTCTTTTCTGCGATCTTGATGTCATAATCCTCCCCGGCTTCTTCTCTCCAGGACAGCTTACCAAAGTGAGGATCAAAAATACAGATCTCCAGGAGCCTTTGATTATCCGGTCTCAGAATCCCGGTATGTATACGATTAATGACATCCAGATCGTAATTGGGTTTAAAGCCCTTTAGCTCCTCAAGGAGGGCCTCTTTCTGTAAACGAAGGTCAGTATCTATCTTCCTACGAGATAACTTCGCCTTGACCTGGAAAAGGGGCGATACAACGATTTCTTTAGCTGCGTTCTTGGCACCGACCTCCCATTTGTTACATTCCCATGTAATTATGTCCCAGATTTCAAGATCTATCTCGCAAATTGCTATAAGATCACCCAGGGTCTTGATACGCTTATTAGTGACAGTTATAAGATCAGCTTCTCCGGTTTTAACGTTTTCTTTAAAACTATTTGAAGCTGTTGTTAAAGTACTTTCTGGAATTTCCACATGATAATAATTAACAGACGCTCTTTTCCTCAAAGTTCTATATATTCTCCTAACCTGTTCAGCAGTCAATCCAAACTTCTCAGCACATTCATTATAACATCCTCTTTCTCTGTACTTTATAGGATTTTGTTTAATAAACTCATTAACTTGTTGACGTAAAGTTTCCTTATTACCCATAATGAACACATTTTGTACAAAGATAATACAATTATCGGTAAAACAAAGAAATTATAACAAAAAAGTGTTATAAAAAAAACCCCCGTAGAAACGGGGGATATAAAGAGTGCTGAGAAAAAACCAACAAAACTCAGTCCTTTTAATTTATTAACAAGTTCCTGTATTAAGCTCAATCTGTATAAGATCGGTACCAACAAAGGTTTGTGAAGTAAAGGTTAATACTCCTGGAGTAGTAGATGAAGGTATATTTATACAATCTATAACTATACCGTTTCTAACGAGTGCCAGATTTCCAGTTATTGCCGCAATTCCTGTTGTAGTAACCTGAATAATTGCTGTAAATGCTGTATGAACTCCTGTATCTCTTCCACCTACTGGAACCGGTCCACTAAATGTGAAGCCTCCTATTCCAGTGACGTTTGTTATAACCAGATTTGGAAGATCATTTGTTATATCAACATTATAATAATCATTTGTTACAAATGTTGCACCACTACTGAATGATCCATCACAATCAGATTCCACATAACCTTCATAATCGGAAGGAGAAAGTCCAGGTATTATAATCGGGCTTGAACTATTAGGGAATGGTCCAGCAGATGTATATGCACCCAAGCTTCCAAACTTTCTATAGAATACTAAGTATCCGTCATCAGGTAATGGAGAAGCATCTGTGTAAGTAATAGTCAATACAACAGTACCTCCGGTACTTGAAATCATTGTTGTTGCATCAGTAATTATAGGGGCATTACAAGTGCTTCCTGTTGGATTAAGACAAGCTTCAAGTTCGCTACAAAGCAGTGCTTTAGCTGCCGGGTTATTCAAGATAGCCTGAGTAAGAGCAGTAATGAAATTAGGATCATTTAATATACCAGTTTCAATTGCACCCAGTAATTGAGAGAAATATGAAGGATTATTTAATAGATCATTTAGTATAGAACCCGACAAAGAATCTATCAATGCCTGATTTCCTGTTATAGCATCTACAACAGCCGTCATATTTATTGACGGTAATCCAAACAATATTCCGTTTGATGGTTCAAAACTAAGAGATACAATTCCATCAGTTCCTCCAATAAGAGCATCTTCAAGATAATATGGAATGTGACTTCCATCAACTTGAACCTTATATAAATTATTTGGGAGAGGAACAAATAAACCATCACTGTTTATTACAGCGGTATTTCCTGATTGTGCAGAAAGAATTAAAGTAGCAGTTATATGACGATTACCTGGGCCGTCTAATAATAGATGAATCGCATTAGTATCGGTTGATGATAATGGGCCACTTCCAGATCTACCGAGTGCTGCATCTATAGCTTCAAATATTGTTTGAGCAGATGATCCGTTAGGTAAATCTAAATTAATAAGACGAGTAGGTAAAGCAGGATTACCAAAATGATATATAAGACATGCTGAATCTAATTTATCAAGACATACACTATCCTCAGCACACTGGTCACAAAAAGGCTGTGCGCTTTGACAATCACATCTTACATAATCAGGCCGTCCACAAATTGAGCACATATCTTTAATTAATTTAGCTTATGGTTATTATTTTCACAACTCCACCTACTTTTATTTTCAATTGAGTAGTATCTGTTCTATACCAATATTGTCCGTCAGTAGCCGTTGGATCAGATCCCGTAAAGTTTCCTAAGAAGCCAGCATTACCATTAACAATAGATGAAAAGTCTACTGTATTGCCGTCTGTAATGGTCAAGGTCTTGGCTATGTAGTCTATTGATAGATTTTGAGCCTGGGAGAACAATCCATCCGGTTGAATAGATAATTGATTACCTGCTACAGCCGATACTTTTACATCTGCACTTATATTTCTACTTAGTGTTCCCGTTAAAACAAAATGAACAGTAGAAGTATCTGTAGAAGTATTTGGTATATTTACATCAGCTTGTAAAGTAGCGATCTGTCCAGCGATTAATGAAAATTCACTATCCACGGCACCAGCAAATTGTGGCAAATTATTTATAGTATAGGGAACAGATCTTAAGAAAGGAATATTCCAATTATTAACATTTAGGCTTCCTAACTGAGCATCAATAGTTTCAAGTATTAATTGAAGAGTAGATCCGTTTGGTAAATTCAAATTAATTAAACCTGAAATTTGATTCTTATTTTTATGATAAATAGAACAAGAAGTATCTAATAAAATTGGACATCCATCATTACCACATGATAAAAAACGTGGACTACACGGTTCAGCAGGAAAGGGATAACTTCCACGGCAACGATCACAGCCTCTTCCACCACAAGAGTCGCAATGTAAAAATCCATTATTATTGTTCCACATAGTATATAACTTTAATTAGGCAATTTGTTTAATTATTAATCTTTGTGCGTTCGCATGAGTGTTTGCCCCATTAGGAGGAGTAATTGTCAATGCTGTTGAATTACCGTCAGCATTAACTATTGCCACTATTTCATTTGGTAAAGTAGTCGTAACAATAATATAACCAAAGATAGGATGTCCCCCCGCAGTCGGATTCATGTTCGGAGTAACCGATTCTGATATATCAACACCATTCAATTCAACTTGCAACTGACCCGGTTCTGTTGTATGAACTGAGAATATAATTTCGTAAGTTCCAACATTAGGTAACGTAAAACTTGACGAATCAATTCTTGTAGCCGCACCAGCAATCGTTGCTCCATTTCTTGGAAATGGAACCCTACCAGTGCCAACAGACGTTTTAACCGGAATAGTTGACGGATAATCAGTCGGTCCAACATTCCCCGTTCCTGCTGTTAATCCAAAGAAATCAGCAAACGGCAGAGAAGAAGGAGGAACGGTTCCTGTACGAAGACAGTTACCTAGTGTACCATTTCCCAGTATTGTAACACCGTCTGTACAAATTTGAGGTATTGAAATGTTTGCAACGTCTGTTATTAATGTACAAATTTCATTAACAAATGTATTTAATACAGCAATTAATGGATAAGTATTAGGCGGTGTCAAACAAGCAGCAGCGGCTGGAGTCAAACACAACAAATTTATTTGTATAGGTTCTGTACCAATATTTAAGTCATTAAATTGCGTTTGTAACGAAGCTAAGGACGCGCTATTAGCACAAATCTGATCAATTTCAATTTGATGAAGTTGATTTATTTTTACAATAGAAGGAGTAAAAGCTAAACATCTTGCATTTAAATTTGTAAGATCATTACCATCTATAACCTCTTTTAAAACAAAATCAAAAACTCCTATAACCTCATTAATGTTTGCATTACAAGGTAATAAGGAAGGATCTCTTAATACGGTCAAATCATGTCCCGTATAAGGAACACAAGATGAAGTAATTATTAATCCACAATTATATTTCGATTTATCACAAAGGAGCATTCTGTATATGATTTGTATAGATGTTAAAGTTTAAATTACGTTGATCAGATAGTTCTTTAAAAAAGTCTAATGAATGAAATTCATTCGCGCTAATAATAAAAGCCATATCATAAAGAGCTTCTGCCCTCACACTTTCCGCTAATGAAATAAATTTTTGATTCAAATCTAACATTTCCCACTATTTTCAATAATAATTATTATATTCGCAATATTATCTAATTCTTTTTTAAACCAACAAGGATGGGATTTATAATTTATTGCCGACCCTACAATACCCAAATATTTGTTTAAATTTGAAGCCTTGATCTTTAATGTTACATAAAGACCTGTATCCTTACAACAAATTAACTTAGAAAGCCATATATTAAGTTGACTTGTTGTGTATTCACAATTTTCATCAACTTGAGGCTCTATCTGTATCCGATTATTAGGGACATATTTAAACTGATAAGGTTGAGGACTTACTCCCTGTTTCCCGCAAGTTGAGCACCCCATTGACTACAATTTTTACAAAATTTATCTAATACCTGATCCAATAATCTATCAGCCAGGTTATAATATTCAGACGCTCTTTTTTGATCCTTTTCCACAACTGCTTTTGATCCTCTAATTAAAATTTGAACTCTTGTTAATTGATCTAAAATAAATGTACTTGTTTTATCAGTACATCTTTCAAGATCAATTTCATTATATGCTCTATCTAATTTTTTATTTATAAGAGTTGTTCTCATTGTGCTCTTTTCAATAAAGACATAGGCATAAGGACAAATCTTATATTTAAAATTCCAAACTCCATCTGGAAGAATAGTTAAATGACTTATACTTAAAGATTCTGATAATCTAAGTGTGCTAGAATTGAATGTATTTACCTGATTAGGTATTATATTAACGAGTAGGTATTTAGAATACCCTGGGATAAAAACCTCAAGCAGAGGTTTATCAGGAGGTTCGATATATTGTGAAGAATCTACAAAAACTAATGTTGATGGATTTCCAGTTTCTAATATCTCAAAATCTAAATTATTACGATATAATCCTAATGGCATATTAATTATTTTTGCTTTGTATAGTTTGGAGAAGAAGTTAAACGGATTCTCAAACCATACATCTTCTGCTTAAAAATATTATTATCCAATCTGTTTAATGATCAAATTCTGAGCATTTGCGTGAGTGCTTGATCCATCAGCAGGAACAATTGTCAACGCTGGTGAGTTACCTTCAGGATTAATTACAGCCAATACTGAATTGATTACAGTAGTTGTAATAATAAATGTAGCACTGAATAGATGTCCACCAGAAGTTGGGTTCTGATTACCTGTAGCAGTTGCTGGTAAATCAGCACCATTAAGCTCAAGTTCTAACTGACCCGGTTCAGTAGTTTGTACATCAAAAGTAACTTCATATATTCCTATATTAGGTAAATTAAAACTTGAACCATCAATATTAGTTGCAGCACCTGTAGTTGGACCGCTTCTTGGAAACGGAACTCTACCTGTTCCAACTGAAGTTTTAACTGCAACTGTTGCAGCATAATCAGTTGGACCACCATTACCGGTTCCTGCTGTCAAACCATAAAAATTAGTAAATGGTCCACCAAAAGAAGGAGGTGGAGTACCAACACGAAGACAGTTTCCAGCAAGACCGTTTCCTAGTATTGTAGTACCATCTGTACAAACCGGATATGACGGAGGTGTGGGATTGTTATCACAACACGGATCAGAAAAAGGAACTCCAAGAAAAATAAAAATCTTTTTAAGTTCTCTTAAAAATACAGATTTTCTTGAATCTGTATGAAAATGCAACTGAGATGGAAAATCTAAAATCTTTGGCATAACTAGAACAGTTTTAAAAAACTGATAAAATTTAATATGAATAAATAATATTAAAAATAAAGGCACTGTGGTCAGGTTAAATACCACTTCCACAGTGCCTCAAAAACTAAATCATAAAATTATTATACAATAACCACAGGGTCCAGGTCAATTCCAACACTCGCAACGTATGAATTAATTGCGTTCTGGAATTCACCACCGGTTCCTTCTGGGAAATATACTTCAACACGATAGCTGTCAGTAAACTTTTCAGAGAACCAGAATTCGTGGTAATCAAATTCAAATCCAATTGTGTACTGATCGTAATATCTCAACGGATCGGCCTGTAACAGAGAATCCTGATATTGACGAACGATAGGATTAATATCCCAGTACTTTCTTTCGTATCCTTTGAAGTAAGCTTCTTCTTCACGAACCTGGCTACCAACACCTATTGGTAACTTAACAGGCTGAATTTCAGTTGTAGGCCATTCATCATGACAAGTTGTTGGATTGTCATTATAATTCTGGCTATGTTGAGAAATTTCAATGAACACAGGTTCAGCATCATATCTCCAGAAAATGAATGCACACTCGCTGGCGATTAAGTCAACATATGCAGCTTCGACAACAACACCAACTACTGTAGCGGTATCAGCATCAAATGCTCTTTTCCAAGAAATTCCCAGATAAGCATCCGGAGCAATAAAAATTGGAGCATCTGCTGGACATCCAGGTTCTACACAGTTAGAAGATACAACGGTAGAGAAATTGTGTACGCATACACCACCACCAGTACCAGGGCCATTATCTATGATCACGAGATCAGGATAAGCAGTTTGCAGTTCAGCCAAACGACTTACTCCGCAAACATTATCTTCTAAAGTTATAGAATATGTTCTACCAAATACATTGAAGGTGGCACCAACATTCCAAGGAATAGTAATCGGAGTAGTCAACACGCAACTATTACGAGTAAGACCAAGTTCTAATATACTATCACTTCCGATTGGAGAAGTTATCTCAAAAGGAGTAACCAAAATATAAGTAGAAGTACCGAATTGATAAATTATACGAGAAACAACAGCAGTTGTACCTGTGGCACCATAAGCGTTAGTTACTGCAATCAAAGCAGCAGAATTACCAGCATCCACACGAGTAACTTCAGTAACATATTGTCCGTTTACTTCAGTATATCCAGAAGGACATGTAGGACAATCAGTAATGATAGGAATACCAGAATCATTAAAAGCAGCCGGAGCCGGAGATGTAGATGGAATTACCTGTCCATATGTAGAGGTAGAACCAAGTCTACTTAGCCTTTTAATGTGTACACCAGGATATTGAGCCTGGACTGCACCGAGAGAAGTATCATCACCATTATCACAAACTGGCAATAAATATCCAGTACATGTTGAAATTGGAGTTGGAGGAGCAGAGGCAGTTATCTTTTTAGCTCTTACTAATCTATTAGTAAAGCTCTTTTGAGAATAGGGATGATTTGTAGCTGAACCCAAAGATAAAATAGGGTCAGTATTAATTTGGCGAACTAAATCTTCAGCCATACGTTCAGCAGATACATCATCACAATCAGTTCCGCAATCATCACAGCAACCACTGAAGATAGAATATTCACGTACCAGGCCACGACCTTCAGTATGGAATCCCTGGTCAATTGGTCCACCAGACAATTTCAAAAACACGGTTTTATGTTCATTACAATGAGAACGAATCGTCTTAAACGTATCAAAACCATCATAACCAACGGTTAATATCTGAGTTTGACCACGTTGAGCAGCACGACCACTCCAACTTGTAATTTTCTTACCTTTAATAGGTTTAGAAACTTTACTTTGATCAGCTATTGCACCAAGCAAGTTGGTAGGTACTTCAGGAGTACCAACAATAAGCTGAATAGCTTTATCCACATTATAATTCGGAGCACTTGTTGACAAACGATCCTTTTTAACGTCATAGTTAAAAATACCGATTTGGCTAATTGCCAATGAGTCTGAACTTGCACCTGATCCTAAGAGAGCGGGGTTGTTTACAACAAATACGTCTCTAAACGATTTAGCGTTTCCCATGTTAATCTAAATTTAATTATTAAAATTCTTAATATTTTTCGTCTTTACGGTCTTTTGCAAGTTGAAACCCTTCTGCATCTACAATCTCTCTAGTTACTTCCAAAACCGTTCTTTCAAGTATCTCCATTGTTAGATCATCATCTAATTCTGGATCAATATTCACTGATGCAGTTCCATCAAAATGTATATATCCTTTTATATCAATCTTTCTTGCTGTTCTGTAATAATTTATGAATGTATCTTTAACAATATAATCATCAAAATAAATCTTCATCTTATCAGCACCAACCACGAATGGTGCTTCTTGATAATCAAATGAAGGTTTACTATTTTCATCAGAACGAGCAGCAATATTTTCACCTGGTTTCTTTTCCCAATTCCAAATTATAACACCTTTACAATCTCCCTTATCAGCATAAGAATAAGATCCATAAAGTTGGAAGAAATCAACCGGTAGTGTAAATTCAATGAACTTTTTTCTTTTATCTGGAGGGCCAGACGGAACTACAGGAAAATCACCTTGATATAAAAATTCAATCTTATTTACATCTATGTTATCCTCATCCTTCTTTAATTCCTCATCTAACCATCTCAACATTTCAGAATTATATAAAAGAACAAACACCCCTGGTGCAATATTGATACCTTCATTGGTATCATTTTTATTAAGCATTAATAAAAATCTCTTATATAATTCTTGTACTGTCATTTTTTAGGCTCTATCCGTTTGCTTTTGCAAGGAAATCAATTCACCAGAGTTTTCCGGTGATCCTAAAAACTCCAGAGCTTCGTCATAATTATTTCCATAAATAAGATCCCCTCTACGGTATACATTACCTTTGGAAGTAACAAATCTCTTTTTTAAACCTTTATCCAAAATCTTTTTTATTGCTATTTCTTCTGGAGTCTTTTGGACTGTTAGTAAGAAACGAGCTATATTTAATTTCTGAAGTGTTTCATCAGAAGCTTCTAAATACTCTTTAAGTTTAATATAAGCAGCATCAGGCGAAATCTCATGAGCATCATAACCAAATATATCAGCACTAACTTGTTGTAATTTATTCGGATTTTCCTCACTAAGATTAGAAAGAATTGCAGTCGCTTTATCAACTTTACGTTGATCCTGGGCTTTCTTTGCTGTCTCTTCTTTTTCTCTATAAATATAGAATAAACAATTAAAATATTCAGGATCAGTCCTAACAGCTTCAAAAGAAGGAGCCACATATTTATTGGCTAGTAAAAACTTCTCATGAAGAATATCCCTTGGATTCAAAGGATCAAGAGTCCTTTCATCTTCAAGAACTATAAAGAACTCATTCCAAAAAGACGAATCCGTAGTCAATGAAACATTTAAAAGTCTTTCAAGTTCCTCTCTCTGCTTTTTTATAACAGATTGTTTCTTTTTAGTATCATCATCAGGATTACTTAAAATTTCATAAGAGTTTTCATCAAACCCTGTAATTATTTTTCCATCCTTACCTGTTTTTGGAGTAGCATATTCTTTTGCTCCAACATACTTTGCTGATAACTGTGGGTTATCAGGATTAGCCACTTGTTTAATGATAATCTTAGATTCCATTTTGTTGTTGTTTTTTTATTATATGAAAGAGTGTACAGGAGGGTTACCTATCCGGATACCCTCCTTCTCTTTATTAGAACGTAGGTTCGTCAATTTCAATCAACAGTGTACGTGATGGATCTTTAACCCAAACGTTACCAAAGTTGTAAGCAAACATACCATAACCAGGTCTATTAGAAGCGTGAAGAGCACCCTTAGTTCTTGATAGACCATAAGGAGAAACAGATCCAGCTATATAACCCCAATAATCTTCAGATGCAGCGCGTGGCTTAACAAGATAGAAATTACTTTCTTTGTTAAAATCTGTAGCGTTACGGATGTCATTCTTTTCAAATTTCTTTGCAGAGTTTGAAGCCCTTGCATCAGTTACGTCCAGAATAGCCGCTGAATAAGAATAGTCAGGGAATTCACCATACAGACGATCAGTGTTACGAAGTCCATATTCAGTATCAAAAGCCTGGTTCAAACGGAATTCAACTAGACCGGCATTCGGGAACCTCAATGAGGTAAATCTGAAACCAAAAGTTAAATTCATCGGGTCCTTACCAGAAACGATACCCAACTGATCAGAGTTGATAATACCAATATTTTTACTTGTAGCTTCCAACTGGATAAGCTTAGAGATTTCAGTTAAGAAACCACTACCAACTTCCAAAGTTGTTCTACGATCTTCAACTGGAATACCTGTACCACGGTACAAATTCGCAATTGCAGCATCAATCAAATCCAAATTCAAACGTCCACGAGAATAAGTGATTCTGTTACCGGTACGCAACTGTTCGTAGATACCAAGTCCAAGTTTAACAGTCTTACGACCAGAAACTCTTACTTCACCACCTTTACCCCACATGAAACTCATTTCCTGCATTGCCATAAGTTCGGCAAGTACCATTGCATCAATAGTAGCCAGCCATGAACCAGAGCCAGGAATATTTTTACCTTTCTTATCTTTATTAAAGAATGCCAGGATAGAACCAAGACTTGTTAAGTCATACTGACCATTGATTTTTGATTTCAATTTATCGTCAGCAGCCAGGGCCATGATAGCACCTTGCAAAGTAATCCAGTGTTCAACTTTACGTTCTCCAGAACCAAGATTTGCTTCCATTTCTAACCAACCTAAACGTTGAGAAGTTACAGAAGATCCTTGAGAAGAATATTCGTCAATAGCGTGATCAATTTTAATGAACTGTGATCCAGGTTTAAGCCATTTCTTAGAGTAGTAAGTATTCTTACGATTCTGAGAAGCAACTTCTACAGTATGTAACCAACCATCTTGTTCGTAAACAACTTCTTCTTCAGTTACAACCAAGGAAGGAGAATTACGAAGATCTGTGCTTATTACATCACCATTAGTATATGGTTCGCTCAATTTAATGATAAAACGAGCACCGTCTAATCCTGGTCTTTCAATAGTACTTGTATAAAACGTGTCAACAACATAAGGAAGACCGCGCTTATACGGCATCTGGAAGCGAAATTTACCTTCAACATTATCCAGATATAATGCGGATTTCTTAACATTAATCAGATTAAGAATTGGTGTATTCACCAAACCATACTGATTAAAAGGAGTTACTAACCCCAGGTTATCAATGAACGCTTGCTGTCCAAGAGCCTGATAGATGTGATTACTGTCTGTAAATTTGCCCCAATCCATTTTATGGCGAGCAATGACGGTATAGCCATTCTGTGAGGCGAAACTTGGGAGAGAGAAAGTTGACATATTATTCTGCTTTTACTTTTTATAATAACTGGAATTTAGTTCCAATCTTTCCGCTTTTAGGAGCGGTGTCTTTCGATTTAATTTTCTTTATCTTATTTGCAGTCCGAATCAATTTAAAATCTTTATCGGTTGCTTCATTATTACCTTTTGTTTTCAAAGCCTTTTCATACTTTGCAGGATTTATTGCGAAACGTACAAACTTTATATAACCAGGTAAATCTTTTTTTAAATCTGAAAATATTTGATAAAATTCATTTACAGGAGTTCCATTTGGAAGTCTCTTATCGTATTTTGTAAGAACTTTTATCAGTTGTTTCTTTTCATCTTCAGGAATGTTAGCATCCTCTGTTATGAGTTTAGTAACGTCTGTTGAAAACTTTTGAATACTTGCTTTCTGGTTATCTCTTTGAGATTTTATTTTAGCATCCTGTTGTTTCTGTAATTCATCAGATTGTTGAGTCAAAATGCCTTCCATTTCTTCTTTAGCTTCTTTTGCAGCAGCAGCAAGATCTTTATCAGCAATCAGAGAATCAATATATTTTTTTACACGTTCTGATTTCTGATTAAGGAATTCAGTTTGGTACTTAAGTACTACAGCTTTTTGTCCATCTTCAGTTTCAACTGAAAGATTTTCAACGCGCTGCTGTTCTTTAAAAATATCAATGAGCTTATCAGGGTCCCCACCATTTTGAGCATAAGTAGCAATGTCTCTTCCGATTGGTCCAAAGCTATCCAGGATTTCATCAGACATTTGTTGTTTCTGATAATTTCTTTGATCAATTTCGATCTTAGCAAATTCTTCTTCAGTCCAATCAACGTCTTCACTACCTTCAAAATCAACCCATTCTCCATTCTTTATAAGAAATTCAGCCCTTGTCTTCAAAAAATTCTTTATCTGAGCTTCCTCATCTACGGCATCAGCACCTTCTTCCTCATCGTCATCATTAATTTTATTTTCAGTATCGTCTTCTGCATCCTCATTATCTTCATTATCCTCATCATCGTCATTAGAAGTTTCTTCCTCATCGTCTTTCTTTTTTACAACTTTCTTTTTAGTTGTATCCTCTTCTGGTTCATCATCATCATCATCGTCATCCTGAGATTCAAAAACATCTTTGTCATCTTTTTCAGAAAAATCAGTAAGAGTATTTTTCTTTGTTACTAGATCAGTATTTTCTGGTAAAGATGCGGTTTTCTTATCTTTGGTTTTACCTGAAGGTTGATTCTTTGTTTTAGAATCCTTCGGGTCTTGATTTTTATCAGCAGGTTTCTTATCTTTTTTGTCCTTTGGGTCATCACCAAAGGCTGATAATATGTCTTCTTCGGTTGCGGGTATTACCGCAGTTGATAAATTGTCAAACATATTCTTTGTTGGTTTAATTTGTTGAGCAGATCGTAAAAGTATATAATGTTTTTGAAATTATAAAAGCAAGTCTATATTTTGACATATACTCGCATTATCGTTTCGTCTTTCGGTCACGCTTATTGTGAATTATTTTTTCTACGTGAACTTTTGCACTAGATTCTCTATTCTTAGCAGCGATTGCTTCCCTCTTTATATCTAATTCTTTAGCTTTTAATACTTTATCGTTTGTATTCTTTTCTCTTTGAATCTCGTTTTGTTCACGCTGCAAATTTGTTTTATCGCTATCAATCTGAGCCTTAGCATTGAACCGGGCATAATCTCCCTGACTTTGCTGATCATAACGTTCAGGGGCTGCTTCTTTAGTAGAACCCTTAGTAGCCAAAATCTCAGCAACCTGGATCTTAGTTGTATTGTTTTGATCATTTCTATTATCCTGGCGATTTTCCTTCTCCATAGCGGTGTCTTGTTCACCCTTAATCTGATCTTGCTTCTGCTGGAATTCCTGCTGCTGTTGCTGCTGTTGTTTTTCAAAAGATTCTTTGAGCTTGACCTTTATAGCTGATGGAGAGGTAGCAGTAATAACCTCTGCCAGATCAAGAGGTGAAGCTCCTGTTGTGTTACTACTCATGAATAACTGTTTCAACTGTTGCATTTGCTGCAATAGTTGTTGAGAATTAACAACATATACATGAAGATCTCTTAACAAAAGATCAGTACCAAGCATCTTAATAAATACACGGCTCTGATCAGATTTAGTATAATTAATTGTAAAATCTTTATTTTTAGATTGGACATATTGAGCAATATCTAAATTCATTGAAAGACACTGTTGTTTATACTGGAAAAAATCTGTATAATATTTCTGAACAGTAAGCTGAGTCTGACTGATGGAACTCTTTATTCCTTCAGCCGTTTCAGTAGCCTTTGTTTGCCCTATAAATTGTTCACTAATACCTAATTGTGAAAGTGCCTTTTGTTCAAAATAATCTGCTACTTTCATACGACTCATAAGTTGAGCAGTAAGATCCATATCTACCATTTTCGGTAAAGTATTTCCTGGATTAGCCCCTTTCATATTAGTAGGAGAAGTATCCCCGAATACGTGACCGAGTTCCTTAGCAAGCAATGCCACTTTCTGGAAACTATCTTCTCCACCCCAATCTTTTAATGTGTTAAAAAAGGCTACATCCCAAACCATAAACTTACCAATTTCTTTTTCAAGAATTTGATAACCTTGATTCATACACATATTATATCCAATCTGGTGCGGTTTAATCATGTCTACCAAAGACATTGATTGAGCATTACGATTATTGAATATACGTCCACATACAGGCAATTTTGCCAAGAATGGATTTTCATCACTTCTCATTTGAAAATCGCATGGTTCCAGACCCAGATAAATAGCATCTGTATCCTTAACAGCAAAACAAATCTTTATTCCAAACCAAAGCTCATCTGCCCAGGTAGTATATAATGTATTGACATCACTACCATCTACATAATCCCCTTTTACTTCAACGGCTCCATCTGATAAAACAAAATTTTCATCTACAATATCTTTTGTTAACATCCCTGTTTCCTGATCAATATAAACCCATTTTGAAATTTTCTTTTGACTAAGCCAGTATGATTCAGTTACTCTAAATAATCCAGCCTGACGATCTACGAAAGGAAGATTGTTAGTTATTTGAAAAAGAGTATCATCTCCGAGAAGTGGTATGTTCTGAATTGGATCATAACCGCTTGTTCTTCTTATAATGTCATAAGCTTTATGATCAGCGAAAGGAGCATACGTTTTATAAGGATAACCACTAAAATCTAAATTATCAGCCTCATCTGCATCCAAAGATTCCAGGGCCTTCAGATCCTTATCATTCATTCTCCACCCATATCTTTTAATAATATCTGCCTTTGTAAGATAGAATATACGTCCTACATAATCTCCGTCCTGAACCCAATCGGCTTCCGGAGAAAGATGAACAAAAGTATTTAACGGATTCCATGTCTCCTGCTCAAAACCATCAGCAGTAAGAAAATAATGACGAAAACAACGATCAGTAAAGAGCATATCTCTAAACTCTTTGCGTTCCAAATCATCCAGTTTATATCTTTGACGATCCAGGGTAAGTTGATGTTCCCCCCATATTTCTCCCTGACTTTGCCAGGAAGTAGCCATATAATTCTGTATCTGAGGAGGGGTCATAGACTGTTTAAGGTCCTGAATCTCTTTCTGATACTGCATAGCTTCGTCTTCAGATTTAAAATCTTGTTTATTGGGATCAATTCCTTCTGCCACTAAACGGGCCATTATTTCGTTATTAATGTCGGCCTGTACCGACTTATGCATAAGATCCGTTTGAGTACGGACATATTCGTTCGTTAAGTCTGATTCGAATATTTCTTCAACCCGGAATACATCGGGGAATTCACTAAGCTTTTCTGTGAGATTATTGATGACTTTACCTATAATGTCGTAATGTCTTAATGTTGACGGAATCTCGAACTCCCTGGTCAACTGGGTAATCATATCCTTATAGCCTTCTTCCTCAATATAATGGTGGGGCATAAATTTACCATTCACCATCTGATAGTTCTCTACAAAACGCAGATTTTCATAGAATTGTCTACGACCTAACGTTTCCAAGGCATCCATGCAAGCCTTACCCCATTTTTTACTCTTCGCTACCTTCTGTTTATAAGAAATCATCTGGGCCGGTAACGAGTCTATTGGTGTACTTTCAGGTAACATATTGAGTTATAACAAATTATAATTAAAGTAACTACAAAATTACCAATTATTTTTAAATTATAACAAATTATCACAAAATTTTGTTATAATTATCACTAAGTTTTGTTATAATTTTCCACCGAAGGGAAATCTTCGAGATCCGAAAGGACTATTTATACCGGTAAAAGGACTTTTAATAGCCTTTTTTTCAGGCTTATTTGTGGAGAGAGGGTTCTTTATTCTAGCCAGGGGAAAATACTTATCTTTTAACTTTGCCAGGATCAGGGCATGTCTTGCCCCTACAATCCGGTCAACGTTGGTAGCCTTCTTTTTGGTTCTTGCATTAGAAGAGGTTCCTGCCCTACTTTTAATACTCATTGCTGGTTTATAAGCAATTACCTCCTTTAATAAAACCTTATCCTTTATCCGGATTACTCCTTTCTTTATTATATTCTCTCCACTTAAAGGATTCTGGCCCATAACAAGATCTTCGTTAATATGAGATTTTAAAAGACCATTTCCATATCTTATGTTTGCCGTAGTTGCTGATAATCCTTTGTTTCGATTACTGGTAGTACCGGGATTTATTTCCTTTGCCAGATCAAGTCCATCTTCAAGATAATGCCCAATATGTTTTTCATCAAACCAACGAATAAGACCAGGTTCTTCATTTTCCGGTAAAGCGGTAGCACCATAATATTCTAAAAGAAGTCTTACTTGTTCTCTCCATTTACTTATAATTTTTGTACGAGCAGAATATGAAGCAACAAATGATTCTTGATGATTGCCTTTTAAAGGATCGTATGTTCGTCTGAAGATATATAAGGTTCCCAGAGAAGGAGAATAAAATGATTCATCCTGGTTATAAGGGTCAATTCCACCTACATGTAAAATCCCGAATTCCTGCCCTTCCATTGGATGAGACCATATAATAATAGGAGCGTCTTTATCTTCATGTTCTCCAGCAGGAAAGTCTTTAATAGGAAAAGCATTCTTAGTTGGAACGAATTTTGGTTTACCATTATCATCCCTTGTCATCCATCCGTATTCTTCACTAACTTCAATAGTTTCCAAATAAAGTAAATGAGCTTTACATATTTCTTTTACATCAGAAAATATATTATCACTATCGTCAATTAAAAATAACTCCTCTTCATTTAAAGGATAATACATTGTCTCTTTCTTCATCAATGTTATTTCTCCCGCAACTTTTAATGACTCTCTATAATCTAAAATTTTTTGTATCTCTTCTTCAGGATTTTCTACAACATGAATAGCAATTGTATCAAGCTCGCTTCCCTTGGGTACTTTTTTATAAGTAGATAATCTTATCTTTTTTCTCTTTGCACGAGAAGACATCCAACCTGGAATAAAATATATATCCTGTTTTTTTTCATCCTTAAGTTCAACTTCAATAAAATTATAAGTGTCAAGATTTTCTCGGAACCTTTGAAGATCCTCAGCCTTATCAAAGCTACCAGAAGTTCCTATAAATAAAGGCATACCTCTCCAACCATACGCGGTTTCAAGAGCAGGTTTAGCAGCAATGAACGCTTCAAGGAAATCTCCTTTACCGCACTCATCCAAAGTAAGTGAAGAAGTTGTAGGACCCGCTAAGTTTTCAGTATTTTTTCCTGAATCTAAATTTCGAATTAGGAATTCAGAATATTTAACTCTTTCTCCCTGGGGATCTTTATATCCAAGAATAATTTCTTTTTTGGGGTCGTTTATTATTTTTATTGGTTTAAAGTATGAATGAAGATTTGTAAATCCTCTATCCAGCTTACCAAGGAGAAGTTTTAAATCCGGATCAGAAAGACCAGCAATAACGTTTTGACTATTTTCAAAAGCAATACCTCTTCGCCCGTTATAAGAAGCTCCTATTTCGCTTTTACCAAGCTGACGAGTACCAAGAAGCAATACACCTTTTTTTAAACTTTCTGCTCTTTCAATAAGCTCTGCAATAATCCAATCATTGTCTCTTAAAAAGGGATGTGATGGCCTACGCTCAACATAATTAATATTTGTGCCTTGTACTGGAACATCTATATCAATTACCCAGTGATTTATATGCCAATATAACCATCCCGGAATCCTTACTCCAGCAATGGTTATACCTTGTTTTACTTTATTCATTTCTGCCCTGAAGAAAGGCAGATATTCTTTGGAAGTTTTATCTGGAATCTTTTTTATATTAATAAAAAATTCAGGACTGGTTATTATACTCATAATTAATCATCCTCCTGCCAGTAATTTTCATCATCAAACTCCGGGTCCTTAATTTCTTCTGTAGTGGAAGGGGGAAGGGTTTTATCGTTTGGAATATCTTCAAAATCGTCTCCTGTTTGTTCATCATTATCCATAAACCCTGGGCGTTCGGCTCCTCCTCTTAATTCAACTTCTTTTGTTCCTCCCTCTACTTCTTTACGAAGAGCATTAACATCTGATAAAAGTTTTGGAAGCTTTTCCAGCGTAGACATAAACACTTTGAGTTGTGTTTCTATTGAGGAAATAACTTTTGGAATTTCTCCACCTCTTGGGGTTTCAATCCATTCTATTCTATCCTCCATTTTATCGGGAGGATGAGCATCAAGATAAGAAGTAAGTTGTTTTAGATATTTATCAAGACGAGCAAGTTCGTAAGATACAAAATTTGTTTTTTTCTTTGCTGGCATATTATTTTTTTGAGACCAGAACCAGAATCGAACTGGTGTTAAGTAAGTTTTGCAGACTAACCCCGCGTCCAGCATTGGGTACCTGGCCGTTATTTAATACATTTTTTCTTTTTAAAGAAATTATATATTCTTTCACATGTAGATCCGTGTAAGTATGCTCTCTGTTCTCCTGATGCTTTAATATGACGATGTATTAAAATTTCTTCAATAAGATGAGATATTTCATGATTCAAAGTATTTACATCTAAGCCTTTAAGATTAAAAAATAAATAATAATCAGAGACTTGATCTATAGGAACGAAAAAAAGTCCTTCTACATCATAATCTATGATTTTTTCTCCGTGTTTTTTTAAATAATAATTTATTGATCGTCTTACATCATCAGCCGCCGTTACATGCACATTACAACTATAAATGTCTATATAAAACGTTTTCTTTATGGTCATAAAATATGTTAATCAATTTCACCATCATCATAATTCATAATGTCTTCTCCTTCGAGTTCTGTCTTGTGAGCTTCAATCTTTTTAAGAAGTTCATCATCAGACCAAAAATACAATTCTTTACCATTTGAACTTTTTCTCCGACTTATCGCAGCCACATGTTGGGCCACAGAAAACTGAGGATAAAGTTCCACTATCTCCAGAAGATTATGAAAAATCTGCTGTGTGGTCTGCATTCTTTGCTTATCGGGCTTACCCGGAAGCGTTCTTTCTGTGGTCATAATTTCTATTTAAGTTTTTTATCGTATTGTTTCTTTCTTTTTAATGATATAACTGTAAAGTAACTTTGAGTACCTATACCAACCGCTGCAACTTCACCATCTGGAAGAGACAACATTGTAAACACTTCTTGATGTTCGCCATTTACTAAACAATAAAACCAAACTACAGTTAAATTTTCTTTTTCTCCTTTCTCATTATATTGTTCAAGTGTTTTTGATCCCGCCTGTTGTATTACTTCAATACTAAGAGTTTGTTTTTTAGTTATATTAACAAATCTTACTAAGTTTGCAGTATCTGTAAAAACTACATTAATACTATCGGTTATAGTAATAGTTTGATCATCACGAACATAAATAACACTATCAGCTTCATACGTTGCTGGATGAAATTTCTTTATTGGATTTTGTTGCTGTGCTGATACAAAGATACTAAAAGAAATGAGACTTACAAGGAATAATACAAATAAAATAATCTTTGTGCTTTTTTTCATGTTATTTTTTTAAAAATGTCACTTAAATCTATTCCAACTATCTCTGCAAACTTTTTAAGAAGTTCTATCTTAGCGTCTATTTCGCAATCTGGTTCATTGTTTTTTTCATCATATATCTTTGCTCTAATTAAAAGTTTTTTCATTTCTTCAACTTCTTTCTTTAAAGCATCAAACTCTTCTTTTGTTGCCGAAGGAACAGATGTTGTAGTAGAATTTCCACTCCAGGGATAAGGATTATTTGGAATAGGAGGGGTCCAAGGAATAAACCTTTTATACCAATCATCCCTAAATTTATCGGAGTAGTGATCTCCTATCATACTAACTACGCACATAATATTTATTTTTAATTTTTAAATGCAGTCCATTTCACTTCCATCGGTTCCATATCAGGATTCATTTCATTCCAGGCTTCGGCTCCACAATTACAACTCAAACAATATTCCTTGCTATCGTCATATCCTATCCTGCATTTACAAAGAGTACAATGTTCAAAAGGTAAAGTGGATGTGTAAGATCCTTTCTTTGCATGTCTACTATTGAAAGGACACTCAGCACAAATATCTATCCTTTTAAGTATCTCAGCAATAGCCTCATTAGTAACTTCCAATCCATCCCCAATTACCAGACCATTCTTTATCATAGCAGAAACCTGCATTGCTTCAATGATCTTATCTTTGTTTTTAAAACCATTCTTCACCATTTCCAAATACTCACCAAAAGTTTTTCTTAAACTCATGTGTTTCCAAATTTTTTAGCGTAGTCTTTAGCAATAATATTTCTTTGAAAAAGAGCCTTCCTCAATTTTTTAATATAAAGAGGATTGAGTTTTTGTTTTTGTTGTTCAGAATAATTATCTCCTTTATTTAAAAATCTTATTTTATCAATAAATTTATAAATAAACTTTCTTAATTTAAATTTACTTATTGTTATCAGCCCCACATTCCTTATAAAAACAGTTGTAGAATCTAAATTTAAAAGTTTTTTATACACTCCGTCCCAATAGGCATCCACTATTACCTTAACCTTTTCTTTAGGAATATCCATGTCCCTGGAGGTCTTCAAAATTATATAGTCAATATTTTTCAATTATTGAGTTTTATAATTAATCGAATATCATTGTCTTCCCAATTGAACTCCCCCGCACTCATGTTTAAATCATAGGTTTTGTATTCTTTAAGATCTCTTTTTAAAAATCCCTTCTTACATAACCTGGTTTTAACATTCCTTAAAACATCCAAGTTCTTTACAACCCCACTCTTTATTATCAAATCATCGGTTTTGTGACTCATTTTATATTGAATAAAAAAAGCAAGAACTATATAGTCTGTTTCTGAGAGATTAATATTGTTTAATAGACAAATGATTGATAATACAAGCTTTATCTGTTGAGTTTTCGAATCAGTCTTTTTTTCTATCTTCAACGCTCTCATACTTGCAAATGTAACAGTTTTTTATTATAAAACCAAGTTAAGACTATGTTAAATAAAAAAAGATGCAATAAATTGCATCTTTTATACCACCGGGAAACGGTGTCACCTAATTCACCGCCATCTGCTTAAACGTTTTAAATGGACGCAGATTACGTTTTTTGATTATAACCAGATAGGTGTTTTTTTGATGGTAATATCTTAAATTGATTCCTTGAATCTCTTTTTATATTTTTTGTGCTTTTTACCTCTGTAAATATATGTAATTCAAAGCACATAACCAAATTTATAAGCTTTACCAGGCCAACTATTTAACCAGTAATCATTTAACGTATTATAAATCAATAATATGAAGGGTTGAGGCCCTCCCCCCGGCCCCCCTCCCAAACTGGGGCCATAGATTGGCAGGACGTAGTTGCGCCACTTCATATCATTGTTTTTTCGTGGTGGCGTGTCCTTTACTGGTGAAAGTTGGGTGCAAAGTAAAACAATACTTTTGACACTTCCAACATTTATCACAAAATTTTGTGTGAATATTATCACAAAAAGTAATTATAATTGCTTTTTGTTATAATTTGCACGCACCGATAGAATCGAACTATCTCCTACAGATTTGGAGTTTGCTTGGCTGCCTTAGCCTGGCACGTAATTGACCTCCCTAAAGGAATCAAACCTTTATTTTCTGGTTCGTTGCCAGAGGTCCTATTCGTTGAACGAAAGGAGGTTATGTTAATATTTTGCATGAATTTTTATTAAAAATTCATGCGTTGTGTGAAACCGGGGATCGAACCCTAATTGCCTGGTTCACAGCCAGCCGTTCTACCATTGAACTAGATTCACAGAACCCCCTGCTCGTACCGACCGAACTTCTGGTGGGTCAAGGCCACCAGCATTACCTTTATGCTAAAGGGGTTTAAGTTCCCGGAAACTGAGTCGAACAATTGCTAACCGTGTCAGAGACGGCTGTACTACACGTTATACGATCCAGGAATAAGCGTATCCTCAAGGAATCGAACCTTGTTAGTCCGTTCTTCAAACGGATGCAATGTCACCAGACCTGCCCAAGACACATAACCCAAACTTTTTTACAACTTGTCTTAACAAGTAACCAGACACGTTCTGGCGGCTTTTTTACATTTTGGTAACCGGCTTCGATCCTCTTTGAGGTAACGATCCCCATTCACCAGTTTACAAAACTGGAGCTTCACCATTAAAGCTTAAGAGGAATTTGTCTAGTAACCAGGATTTGAACCTGGGTTCTCATGCTTCCAGGGCACGCGAGGATGGCCGGACTCCTCCATTACTAGAAATAAAAAACCCTCGGTTTAGAAAAATCAAGGGTTGAAAAGTTGCAAGCAGAAAAGAGATTATTTAACCTATATCTGTATCACGCATAACTTTAGCCCTTGGACCTTGAGGGGTCGGTTGATGCCAAAAAAATCGCGTGTTGATAGTCTGTTTCATAATCTTAACTGCAAACTTAATAATACTTTTTCAAATTTCCAAATTTATAACAAAATTCAGTTATAATTTGTTGACTGAGTAGGACTCGAACCTACGTGCCTCTGTTTTACAGACAGTGCCTACTGCCCTGGTATTCAATCAATAAGAGTAAAGTTTTATCTAATCTTAACATAATTCCAGGTGTTTTCTTTTCCAGCCAAATTGTTTAGCTGTTTTTCTTCTATGACAATTTGCACATCTTATTTCACATTTATTTAATTCAGTTTTAATATTTTCAATACTTGATCGTGGAATCATTTCTGAAATACAATCAATTTTTGTTGAAGGTTCTATATGATCGAACTCCAATACAACAGCATCGGTTTCTCCACAATCAATACATGATTTATCAATTAAATATTCAATTAAAAATTGTCTGTTTCTATCTCTTATAAAAGTGTTTTTAACTTTTGCCCTTTCTTTAAAAAGTTTGGGATTTTTAGTATATCTTAAAACATCTCGTTCTTTTGTACAAGTTCTACATCTTGGATCATATCCGTCTTTACTGTTTGTGCGTTTATTGAAATCTTGTACTTCTTTTTCAATATTGCATTTTGAACATATCTTTTTCATTTTACAAACATACGAAATAAAGAGGAAACTTCCAAATGTTTCCTCTTGCGGAAAGTTGTGGACACGAACCACAACCAGTTTCCCGGTCCCACTCCTTAGCGGGGAGGGTTAGCTCTTGCTAATTAACTTTCCAAACTTTCGGCAAAATCGGTAATAAATTGCCGATTGTTGCAAAATATTCTACCTTATTATACGTTATTAGATATAATCGGTAATATATTACTGATTTTATATGTTAAAAGATATAAAGCGGAAAGCAAGAGAGTCCAACTCTTACAAGGGTATTAGCCTCCTAGCGGTGTTCAGGACCGTGTACCTCAGTCAACTGGGGCCTTCCGTATGTCCCCCTGCATGGATTCGAACCATGACAAGCTCCGATTTTAAGTCGGTTAAGTGTACCTATTTCTATAAGCCACAGAGGGTTATAAATTGTTTACCTCATTAATAAGGGAAACATTGTACCTTCGGTGGGAGTCGAACCCACAAGGACCCGGTTTCTAAGACCGGTAACTGTGCCATTTCGTATAAGTCACGAAGGTATACTGAAAAGCGTTAGTAACGCTTTTAGTAGGGAAGGAGGGATTCGAACCCACACACATGCGCTTTTGAGGCGTAGCTATCTACCAATTGCAGCACATCCCTAAAACAAAAAACCCCAGGATAAAAATCCCAGGGTAATAACTTTTCCGAATCAGTTCGGTTAATTCAATATTATCCCAGGTCCGTATCGTAAGACGATAAGAGTAGACTCAGTGAATAATATGAATTGATATGTTTCATAAAACAAATATATGTAAAATAATTGAAATTACCAAATATTAGATAGAAGGTAATCCTAGTATAATATGTGACCCATCCTGGGGTTGGGGTTCTTCTTCTACTGGTTTTTTATAAAAATCTATAGTATACGTTACTTTGAACTCTGCTCTTTCGTCTTCAGGAATTTTGGTTGCATCCCAAAAATTACTCAAAATCTCATCTTCAAATTTTTGAGTTTCTATTGGATTAAGTTCAAAAGTATATGATCGAACTATATTCTGTTTTCGAGAAATTAATATTGGCATATGGTTTATTTTAATCTTGGTTTTTTTTATAAAATCGTTTATCAAAAGGTTGATACCATTCATCTAAGTTGGCTGGTACACGGGCATGATACCCAAGAAGCTGTTGCATTGGTTCGCTAAAGCTTTCCATTCTATCGTATCCTAAAGCCCTGGGATAATCCAATAACTGCTTTATAAGTGATTTAGTGAATGTTATTGGTAATGCTCTTCTTCCGTTACGAGAAGTATTTAAGCTAGATGCGTGCCAAACGTTTGCATTAAATAATAAAACACTACCGGCTTCACCGAGAGCTTTCACTGAACTTCTTCGAAAGTATTCATTGGTTGGTTTTTCTTCGAAATCAATATGAGAATATGGTAATAACAAGGTGGGACCATTATCTTCAGTGAATTCGTCAACCATCACAAGGGCATTTATCATGACTGGTATTTCGCCAGTATAAAATCTCAAATCACGGTGAACTATGGACGAAAAGTTTGGTTGGTTTGGTAAGTTATTCAAGCCACTCATCGAATTCAATATGAATTTTGATTTAAAATAATTTTCTTCCAGAAAGGAATACAACTTAATATCAAACATAAGATATTGTAAGAATTCAATAAATCTTCTATTATCTAATAAAACATGTAGAGCAACGCCTTCCGTAACTATATCATTATTATTATCAATTTGTATCTGTCTGTGTTTATCAAATGAAAAGTTCAACGCATATCTCAATCCATCAACAATAATAGGCGGTATCAAATTTGGTATAATAGTATAACCTCTATGGTTTAATTCTATTGCGTGGGATGGTGACATGTTATTATTTTAAAAATCTTTCGCCTGGTTCTCTTGTTCTTATTATTTTCGCAGGACTTCCATAAGCCAAAACATTGTCTGGTATATCTTTTGTTACAAGAGATCCTGATCCAATTACTGTATTTTTTCCAATGGTAACGCGATCAACTATTGTTACTCCTAGAGTAATAGCAGCAAAGTCTCCTATATGAACATGACCACCAAGAACAGATCCTGCGGATATACTTGCGAAATCTCCAATATAACAATCATGTTCCACTTGAGCACCTGTTGCAAAGAAAGTAAAATCTCCAATATTTGCTCCAGGATTAAATATTACACCCGCCATTGCTATTACTCCTTTACCTATCTTTACATTATTGCCTATTATTACTGAAGGATGAATTGCGTTTACAAATGTAAATGAGGGATAAGTTTCAATAATATCTGAATATATTTTATATCTTGCCCAGTTATCTCCTACTGTAATTATACCTGCCGTAAAACCATAAGTATCTGAAAGAGAATTTACGTGTTCTTGTTTTCCAATAACCTTATATCCGAATACATCATCTCCAAGGTTTTTGATTGAATCAATAATCCCTATGATATTGTACTTGCCTTCTCTTTCAATAATGTCAATACAATACTGAGCATGATTACCACCACCGATGATAACAATGTTTGGTTTATTTCCAGCGTTCATAAATAGGACCCATATCGGTTCGACCGTTACCGTGTAAGACACATGGGGTGGTGCCTGTTAAGTTATTTATAATTGATTTTCTGTCTTCTGCTAAACTAAAATCCCCTACGTTTTCAAAACCTGTTGTTTGAAAATATTCACAACGAAGATCAAAGGTAATAGGAAATAAATTTTCATCTGCTTTCATAAATGCTTCAGCTTGTTCCTTCTGACCATTTATATCTCCAGTCAAATCTTTCAATCCGTATCTTTCATAGAATTCAATTAGAAGATCAACAGGACCACACCAATTTCCACCATTCAAATATTTCCAGGGCCAATCATTTCTACGCCAAGGTTTATTATAATAATTTTCATAAAGATCTTTAAGATGCGGAAGAGGAGGCCATATTGCTTTTTCAACAGAATAAATTATTCTATCGGTTGGTGGTACAAATGCTTTTTGAAAAACTGTATCTGCTCCATCCGAATAAATAACTGTTTTGTATTTATCTTTAAGATCTAAAAAAGCTTTGTAAAAGTATTGATAAATAAAACCATTTCCTTTAAATGGAACATCTGGAGGAAATACATTATAGACATCAAGACCAACCCTCTCAACAGATTTTCTAAAGTGATGCGTTCCCCAAAACTCATGATATATCGCAGTAAGAACTATTGTATCATTCATTTTCGAATGGATTATAATAAACACTTTTTTTACCTGATGTATAATCTCTTACCACTTGCATATATTCTTGCCAACACTCTCCAGCATGTTTCTCTTTCCATTTTTGGAACCCAGTATCTCCTCTATCAATATGTTCAATATCTATACCAGGCAAAAATACATTCCTAAATCCCGCGATCCGGGACCGAAGACTCATGAACGAATCATCAAAGCCATAAAGTTTTGGTTGATAAAGGTATCCTACTTTGTCAAGTAGTGCGGAGGAATGCATAACGCAAGTCCCCATAACGTGGGATACTTCTTCTACCACAATCCACTTTTCACCGGGAGAGTGAGGAAGCATTTCAAGTTTTGATTTATAAAAGGGATCGGGGTTCCAGGGGGTTTCTGTACAATCTCTTCTTTTTAGACCACATTGACCTATCGTTGGATCTCTCTGAATCGCTTCTTCCATGCGATCAACCCATCCATTAGCGTGAAAAATCACATCATCGTCCATCTTGATAAGATTCTCATTCGGCCATTGATCTTTCCAGGCAAGATTAATTGCTTCAGCGGTTCCTAAATTATAATCATTAAAAATAAGAGTAAACATTCCTTTAAATTTCCTGAAAATCAAAAGAGTTTCTGCTGTGTAAGCATTAACAGATAGAATTAAACGATGTTTTGTAAAATCTACAGTCTCTTCTAATGATTGAAGAGTTCTATCCAGATATTCATTTTTTCCGTTCTCCTCAGTGGAATATACCGCCATAGCAATTAGGGCCATAATAACTAAATTATGACCCTAAAGTACTTAAAAGAATTGATATTACAAAATAAATTTTAAACTATTACTGGAAGCGCAAGCATGAGAAAGGCGTTCCAAAGGAAGTGGGCAGCTACTGAAGATTTATAGCTAAACCCGTTTTTGATATAAAGAAGGGAAAACAAGAATCCCCCAACTCCCTGTATAAGAAGGCTAATAGGCCCATCTCCATGTCCCCAACCAAATAAAACGCTGCTAATAATTATAACCGGGAGCAAATATTGGGGTCCAAAGTTCTTGGCAATCGTAATAGGAGCATACCTGAAAGCCGCTTCTTCCCAGATGGGTGCCCAAACGCAAGCAAAGAAAACCATTCCGATAGCATTAGCGTCTATTACATGTGGCAAACTATATGAATGTATAAAATTATCTAAATCAAAAGGATCGAACTGTTTTAATAAAAAAATAATGATACTTAAGTAAATTAATTCCAGTGCAAATACAAAACCAATGTTTCTAAGCTTGCCAAAAAAGGTCTTCTCTGGATTGTCTAGGAGGGACTTTAACATATTATTTAAATTTGGATGTGAAGATTTCAATATAGCGAAAATTTTTCACATTTCCAAATTTGGGAAAAAAATAAGTGGAACCCAAGGGAGTTGCACCCTATCACAGTCTCATTGCAAGTGAGACTCGCCACTACGGAACATGCGGCCCCAGGTTGTTCACATTTTCTCTGTGTTCGCGTTTCCGTGAACAGAGAAAAAATATGAACAGAGTTGACCCACCTGGATTTGAACCAGGGACCTTCACCTTATCAGAGTGCTGCGCTACCAAACTGCGCCATAGGTCAGTGCAATTCGCAATTTGCAAATTGTGTATTTGCACGAATCTTTTAATAATTCGTGCCTTTGTACGAACTGGTATTGGGAATTGGATTTGAACCAATGACTACCTGGATATAAGCCAGGCATTCTGACCAGACTGAATTATCCCAATATAGAAAACAATTTTTCGTAACCTTGTGAAATTGTTAAAAACACCGTGAATGACCTACGGGGGCCTATGTCGTACTTCATTCATTCTCCTGGTGCGCCATAAAATTATGGCGTGAGAGTTGGATTGCCGGAAATGTGGGATTTGAACCCACGGTCTTCGCCGTGACAAGGCGACATCCGTTCCTGGCCGGACCGATCTCCGAAAGTGTAACGAGTGACAGAATCGAACTGTCTTTTCCTGGGTGAAGGCCAAGATTACTACCAATATAAGAACCCGTCAAAAAACGGGAGCGTCTTAGCCACTGGACTATCCGTCAGCCGAAGCCGACAGAGCGAGAATCGAACTCGCATTTCTCCCTTAGTGCGTCATGTCGGAATCGAACCGACTCATCCTGGTTGGAAGCCAGGCACACTACCGGAATGCGTATGGCGCAAAAGTTGCGGGAGCCAGATTCGAACTGACGATGTAGGGCTTATGAGACCCTTGAGATAGACCACTTCTCTATCCCGCAATATAGCTGTAGAAAATGGAGTCGAACCATTAAGTGGGGATTCAACAGTAGACAAAAGAAGTTAATTCATTGCTGGTCAACCGTCTATCTACTATCTATTTCCTTATCCACGACCGCGAGACAAGCGGTTGCGTCTACCAATTTCGCCACCCTACAATTTTAAATAATGATCTTTTAATACACTACGAACTTCATTCTCAATGTATTTTATATTATAATTTTTTGTTCTTTTAATTTTATATCCGTTTTCTTTTGTCCTTTTTAGGATAGGAAATCCATATTGATCAAGCTCATTAATATCCATTTTTACATGAATGAGGATCAGTTTACCAGGTTTCAGAGCCGGATTCTTTAACAGGATGAGCCTCATATAGATACCAAGCTGAAGAACATAATGAGAAAGGTTGCAATCCTCTAAATGGTTCACCGGTTCCAACATCATACTCGCATTTCCATACTTGAATCCATAAGAGTGGTCCTCAATCTCCTTACTAGTCTTATAATCAATAATATCTACAAAACCATCCCTAACATTAACAATATCAGCCTGTCCACACACCTGAAGATTTTCATTATATATAATATGTTCAGAGTAAACCCCTTCTTCAAGTTCCTGGGCTGGTGCAATTTTAGTTTCTCCTTCCCATTTTCCAGGAAAAACTTTTAATTTCTTCCCTTCCCACTCTTTGTGCTTTAAAGAGCTAACATTTTTTTCCCATTTGTTGTGGACCCAGGTTCCGGCATCAGTGGAACGAAGGTTTTCAGCCTTCCAGAGTTTGATAATCTCCACTGGGTCCATTCCAAACCACTTTGATTTCGTATTCTGTGAACTCCTCAGAGCTTGATCCTTCTCGTCAAAAGGATTGCAGTAGCTTTCTACTAGTTTAGTCACAGAAGTCCAGGAAACGGCTGGAATTGACTCATACGAATGCCCTTCTTCTGTGAATTTTAGTTTCATTTGACACAAAAATAGGATAAATATGTGTCAAATCCAAATAAATTTTTGAGGCCAGTAATTGAATCGAACAATTATCAACCGGTTAACAACCGGACGCTCTGCCGTTGAGCTAACAAGCCTTAAGTTTTCTCTGAGGTAGTCGAAACCCCGCCTACTCGTTAGAAGCGAGTCGTCCTTCCATTAAACGAAGAGAAAATGTTTGTTATAACGAACATTGTCGCCTAAAAATGTTCGTTATGACGGTCATTATGTACATCCTGAAGGAATTGAACCCTCTACCTAAGCCGTGTAAAAGCCCCACTCTACCGATGAGCTAAGGATGTGTTTGCGGAGAATAACCGGTTTAATCTCCGCATCTTTATCATTTGTTCCCCTGCCTGGTACCGATCCAAGTTCTCCAGATTAAGAGTCTGGAGCATCACTTTAATGCTTCAGAGGAGGATTTTAAGCTTATAAACTGAAAAAGTACCCCCGTTTGGAATCGAACCAAACCCCAGAGATTAAAAGTCTCTTGCCTACGGCCAGTTTGCTACAAGGGTATATAAAACAAAAAACCCCGGAGCTTTCTGGCCCCAGGGTTTCAAATTATTTGATGTACTTTTATCCTCTAGTGTCAAATAATAGATTCCCTGGGGCAGATTTCTCGTTGCCTCCGGCATTAATTCTATTATCCACTATCATTGTAAATTGTTGCATTGTAATATTTTAAGCGTCTCCACCCATTTGATTAAACTTTTTTTGCTTCAGCTTCTACGGTTGTAACAAGCGCATCAGCTTTAGCTTTGTTATTATGAAAGATTCCAAATGCCAATACAAAGCCAGCAACGAAACCAATTATTATACCTACTACCATAAAAAATCATTTAGACTACAAACCTAAGAAGAATTTTTTAATCTACCAAATTTTATAACAAAATTTTGTTATAATTTTATTTTTATCACAAAATCCAATGATAATTATCACTGAGTTTTGTTATAATCTTTCAGCAAAGCACAGACCGGCTACCGGAACTCCGGGGCCTGGGGGTTGAAGAATGTCTGGAATGTCCTCCTCAGTGTCGGGAGGGTCCTTTAATAAATCTTCGTACATAATTAAAGAGTTGCTGTGTTAGGAAAAGCAGAAATACCTTCTATACCGAAGTCACTATCAATCTGATCTCCAATGACTTCAACAAAATTCTCTATGCTTAAACCTCTTGATAAATCTACAGCTTCAGTAAAAGTATTAGCATAAACTTCAATACATGTGGTGATACTAATTTTAGCCGTAATACAAAATGATTTTCTAGTTTCTTTTTTAGCTGCCATATAATTGATTTATAATCCGTTAGATTTTCTATCTACGCATCCTTTAACGAGTTGTTCCAGGGTTGTTGGAGTGTCCTTAGCTAAAAAAGATTCGGGTTTAACAGGAAATGATTTATAATGTTCTATGCTAATTAAAGTACTAAAAAAGAATGTTTTAAATCCTATATAGATTCCATTTTCATTATAAAGATTAAATTGAACCCCTTGTTTACCTTCTGAATTTACAACAGCCAATGGAAGGTGTTCGGTTCCTTTTATAGTAGTTATAAAATACTCTTCTGGTTTGGGACTCAACTGGTTAACACTATCAAGTGTTGCTTTTAAAAAATTATACATATAATTGTTGTTTTTAAAGATCAAGTAATTTTTTAATACCTCTGCGAATATATCCTTGTCCCGTAACAAACCCTGTCTTATAAAGCATTGCAGTTATAGATTCAGGATCTGTAGTTTCAATATTAAACCAAAGCCAGTTGTGTTGCCAGTCTTCTCCAAGAACAGGATGATACCACCTGGAGTTCTCTCTTTCTTCAAAACCCAATCTTTTAAGGATATACAAGTTTTCTTTTTTAAATTTTGCTCTAAATATTTCACCTGGATCTTTAAAAACAGTGTTAAGAGTTTTTTTATTTATTGCAAATTGTCCAGCTTCATCAGAAAAAAGCACATCAGGTTTTAATAAGGCTTTCAAATTAGAGGGATCACTTGCAACATTTGTTGTATTTGAACCGTTAGGGCCTTTTGGAATATTTAAGGTTACATTTGATCCGGGGGGATGGCTAACGAAGGGTTTGGTTTCGGTGCCGTCTGGTTTTATTTTTGTCATGTCTTCTTTTTTAAAAAAATTCTAAATGTCTTCCCCTTCCCATCCTCCCAACTTATTTCTCCTCCTGGATATATATCGAATCTTACGTCTCCTCTCCCCTCAAAGATTTTAATAGGACTATCCTTATCAAATTGAATGAAGCATTCAGCCTTGGGTGAAAGGGTGCCTGGTAGTGTTTGGGGACCGATGGGTCGGTCTAAGTTCTCAGTATTCATAATGCGAATATAGGTAATCTAAAGTTAACAAAAAGTTAAAAGTTCTTTATTATTAATTTCATAACCTGGACGTAGGTAAATCCACTAGGGCTGCTTGGATCAAAGAAGGAATAGGTCACTCCCCCAACCGCTGTGTATCCACAGATACCCAAGTCATTCATATCATCTTGAAGGACCATCAGATCAGTTGCAGTGAGGATTTGAAAGGCATAGGTTAATTCAGGCATAGGTATAAAAGTTTGTTATAAAATTATAACAAAACCTTCACAATTCCAAATCAGCCTTCCTCCACCATATCGAAAATAACCTTCCGGGCATCCTCATGAAAAGTAATGGCAAGAGCCAGGGAGAACTTTTTAAAATATTCTTCAGCGTCTTTTACTTCCAGGAATCCTTTAGAACATTCCATTGTAACTCCGTTGTACTCAGTTGTTTGAGTAACGTTTGTAATTTCTTCTCCGGTGGTTTCATCAAACCCATCTTCGAGCCTAACAAGCACCTGGGTATCGTCATCAATAGAGAAGAGTTTTGCAAAGTTCATAAGTCTTTATTTATCAGTGTGTTATTTTTGTTTTCCGCAACGAGTACAAAAAATATATCTACATCTTGAAAAAGGGATTTTAGGTCCATTTCTAACGGAATGCCATCTATGAATACCTAAAAAACAAAGAAGGGTGTTAATCATAACTCTTTATTTATTAATGGTTTAGGTATTTCCATACCCCAAAAAGTACTCATGAATATTCTATAATTTATCTTTTTCCATTCCTCTTCAGATTGTTGCATTATTTTATATTCTTCTAAAGGTATCCAACGAATCATTTCTTGAGTAGACATAATATATCTTTGTTAATCAACGCTTTAGTAAGGTTAATCATCTTCCCTTCTGTCGTCTCTATATATACCGTCCCGTTGGAGGGGGCATACGTTACTTCTTTTATCTTATGTTCAACCCCGGCATGATCTGTAAATCTATCTTTCTTTTTTAAAACAGTTGTGAAATCAATCAGGATTTTTTTCATTTCTTCGATTTATCTTTTAAGTATAAGACTGTCAATAAGATAGCACCATATGAGAAAACAACCAGGGTAAAATTTAAAAGGTTCTTATTGAGCATAATGCGAATATACATTTAATTATTGACAATTCCCAACATTTTTATATTTGTTTGACTTGAGCCATCCCTTCGGAGTCCAGAATCCCCACTCCCGTTTGGTGGGACCGGTGAATACCAAGGTCCAAGCTGGCTTTGTAATCCTTAATCTATGAACCCAACCTGCTGGACGATAGAGGATTGTGCCTGGTTTATACCATTTTTCAATATGTTCATTATGCCAAAATGAACAACCTTTTTTGAACCGGGGAATCTGCTCGAAATATCCTCCCTTTAAAATGATAGTTCTGAAGCTCCAGGAATGGTCATGCATACAATCGCTGTCCGTCAGATAGATCTTATGAAACATAATTGATCCCAGAAAACAACGAATTATAATCAACCTATCCAGGTAAAGATCCCCGGTCTCCCGGTATATCTTTTGTCTTTTAAGGAACTGAAAGGAGTTCTTGGACTCCTCAGAATAAGAGGTATCCTTTTTCATTTTCCATAATCTTCCCAATCCTTTCATACTGTTATGATTTTAGGAATAAAGGTAACAAGAGTTTTTTTAATATCCAAATTTAATTTTCCCCCTCCCGGTTGTCTTTAAAGTCCTTATCCAGCTACAAAGCATAACTCGGACATTATGTTGGACACGATGTCCAAGTACGTTTTAACGCATATGCGCTAGAGCGTACATTGTTATTGGACAAAGTGTCCAATATGGAGGGGGGGGGGTCTTTTATATAGTATCCCCCATCTTACCGTCCTTGTGCGGCCTGTTAGGGCCTTAGTACGGAAGGCCGGTGGCAAAGATACGCTTTTTAAATCAATATAATCCCCAATGAAATGTTAAAGTTTCGTGATTTGAACCGATTTGAAACGGAAATAGGGTGTGGGGGTCCTCAGATAGACCCACCATCAACTTGGCTGCCGTCCAACTTTGGGACTGCCCTCCCACCCCCGGCATCGTTCCCAATTCTGTTTTCAATTCCCAATCCTAGATTCTGTCCAATTTTAAAAATAAGGGGGGGATTGGGAATATGCGCTAAAACATACATGGTAATACATAGTAGTTGACATAACCAATATGATTTATAATGTATATGCGTTAAAGTGTACATACCGGAATGAGTCTGGGGATGGGGGTGGTGGTTTGTTTTGGGAGGATAGGACCGTCCTGGGAATGCGGTCCTTATTAGAGAATATTGTCTATTAAAAGGCCCAAACCCCCATAATAAGAACCATTCCATACTATGTACGTTATAGCGCATATACATTTTAGCGCATAAGATTATGACAGGTTGTCGGTAATGGATTGAAGCGGGGAGGGGGAATTCATTATTTATTCCTTCTGGTTGTCTACAGCCCCCAACCCCCAAAGGGGGCTAATAGGATCAATCAAATATCCTGTCACATATACAAAGATATTCGCATAGTACGTTTTAGCGCATACGAAATAATATTGAGACTTCCAAATATTGTGGATAACTATATATTGGTTATTATTTAAGAATGAGTACTTTTACTCTTGTACGTTTCAGCGCATAGTTGTAATATTGTATATGCGAATGAGTTGAGGGTATACATGCCCACTTCCCATCCTGGGAATCGTGTGTTCGCTAAATTCTTATCATTATTCCGGCCATGTTCTCATCTGACCTTGTTAAGTCAGTAATTGAGTATATGGTTAAGTAGTTACCAGGGTGCAAGCTGGATTTTTAGAACGAAACGGAACGGTTGAAATGCTGAAACTGAAAGTAAGCGTATGCGAGCGGGTCATTTTTACCCGTATTGAGTTACCTGAAAATAATTCCACCGAATAGGCTGGTTTATCGGTAGCGGAGCGAAGGAAGGGACGAACCAAAGATTTTATTTCCCTTTCACCCCTTATGAATGCATAGGATGCATTCGGGTAATGTTTGAACGCGAATAAAATCCGGGCAATTAGATAGTGAAAACGACATAGAGTTTTTACAGGTTGCAGGAAAGTAGTAAGCGTTAACTAATCGCTGACCTAGTACGAATATTATGTTATTCCGAAGTTTAAAAGGGCGTGAAAAATTAAAGATCTTTAAATCTATTCCTTCGGGAATAGTGTGTCTGGGAGTAATTCAGAATTATTAGTTCGAACTAGCTATTGTGTCTCAATTGATACCTTCCAGACCTTTAAAGCAAAGGTAAACCTACCTTTAGGTATACAGAGTGAAAAGATAACAATCCTAAGTGTCAACGATGAAGATTGCCACTACTTCACCAATAACAAGTACCTTTGCTTTATCTTATTACGGACGGTCATTCTTTTAGTTTTCAATGGGTTTCTTTAACACACAGGGGGGAATGTTTCTACATTTCTCCCTTTCTTTTTTATTCAATCACTTAAATAATATTTTATGGAAAGTTATATCAAACAAGTAATTACACCAATTGCCTTTTATTCATGCAGTAGTAAAAAAAAGGAAAACATTTCCCTGAAAAGAATTGAAATGTATGCAGAACTTTATAAGGAATATATTATAGATAATAACTTAGATGATGATTCCAAAGTTATTTCCATTGCTGATCTTATCTTTTTTGTTGAAGAACATATTATTCCAAATGATGAACGGTACGAACTTATTTAATAACCAAAACCCATTACCATGAAACAAACTTACAGAGACGAATCAATCTTACTTTTTGCTTTGCTTACACCAATTATTTCACTAATGTTGATCTTAACTGGTATAAAAACAAACATTAACCCAAACAAGATAATAAAACAAATCACAGATAATAGAGGGTATACCTCTGTTATTTTTGTTCAAGACAAAGATACAGTAGGATTAGATTATCTTACAAGGCTGGAATTAGATTCACTTAAAACAAAATTGAAATGATTAAAAGAATATTACTACATGTCTCTGTTATATTGATAGGGGCTGTAATGGGTTTCTTAATAGCTTACTTCACTTGCACTTTTTTCTTTCCTTTACCTCAATATGGTAAACATCATTGCCTTCATTATATTTCACATCATTCAATTAAATAAAAAATCATGAATTTAAAAGATATGAAGGCCCTCTCCCTTCCTAATTTCCATCTTATCACAGCAAAATATATTCCTGAATCTAATTCGCGTGGGGAAAGGATTAAAATATCTTCATTCCGATTTCGTGAATCTATAACTATAAATCATGATTGGGATTACTCCGTATGGGAAAATGCAAAGATGTGGTTGCAGAAAAAAGGCTTTGAAATTATAGGCAAGGGCGAAGGGAAAACAGAATGGATATTTATTTCAACTACATTTAATCCCCTAAAATAATTTTATGGTAAAGAAAACTATTCGGTTAATCCTAATTAGATTGTTTGGTTATGATCCCTATCTGCAACCAAAGGGTATTAAGCCAAACAAAACAATCCACCATATTGAAGTACCAGACGATTATGGAGACTTCAACCAATGGGCAAAACAAATATTCAATGAAAAATCAAAGGTTTAAAAATCAATTGCTGACTGAACGCAAGTGCATTAACTCAATACTACGGTTTTATTCCCTTGCCTCCCTTAGCGAATTAAAGGACGGTTTAACGTGGTATAATGAAGCCAACAAGTATTGCAGGGAACTTGCATCAAGGTTCGGAATAAGCTTGCAACAGGCTGCTGGGATCATTGCAGCTTTCAGCCCCCAAACCGGTTGGGTCGAAAATAAACGCTTTGCCTTGTCATTCCTTTATAATCCAACCAGACGTATTAAATCCCTAGTTCAAACGAACAAAGCTAAGAGAATTCTTAACTTGAGTGCGGAACCGGATATTTATAATGCCCTTTCAATTGCGAATGCAGGATTTAAAACTAAGGGGTTTTTCCTTAATATGATTAATCCTGATATAATTACGGACGTAACAATAGACAGACATGCTATAGCATGTTGTATACAGAACCCTGATAACGTTTATGCTTTGAATGAAAAGTATGGAGACTTAACTAGGGCGCAATATGACTTCTTTCAACGCTGCTTTATACAGGCTGCAAAACAGTTAGACATATTACCGCACCAATTACAAGCAATCACTTGGGTCACATATCGTAGGATAAGAGATTTAAGGAAACACGATACAACAACAGAATGGAAACCTTTTACAAACGAAAATCCTTTTTAACATGAAACAAATATTTTGCTCTGACTGGATGAGAGGTTGGGGATATGGAGGACATGACAGAATTGGTAAGCTTTACAAAAATGAGGATGGCTCTTTTACATGGAGGGGACGAACAGAGGGACGGCATGGGCATACGTTTCAATCCAAAATAATTACTACATTCACCGTCTCTAATGAGAATGAAATAGTAATTTCTGAAACCTCCAAAGATCAAACCTTACCCGATTATAGGGATATTAGGGAGGCAATACGAATCTTAAACATTCCTATAAAGGTAAAGGAACCACGCACTAAAAGAAATTACCAGCCCGATACACAATTACCTTTTACATTCTAAATTAAATTTTATGGAAATTATAGCAGAAAACGGCATTCCTGAGAATATCAAAACACAAATTCAATTCACTCCTTATCTTGCTTCTGCTTATGCAGAAGGTTTCAATGAAGGCGAAGGAGCAACAACTAGGGAACAATTAGAGGCATGGGCATATCTAATTAAAACGGGTCTATGTTGGTCATTGCAGGGATTTTATGGCAGGACTGCAACCAATTTAATTGAGAATGGTTATATATCTAAAGATGGAAATTTATTAATTGATTATTAAAATAAAAAACATGCAAGCAATTAGAACGAACACAAAAATTGAGCAAAGCGGATTCATTAACGGAGTCTTTAAAGTAGTTCCAGCCATTCAGAATGGCTACATGGCCGCACCTGGAGTCTTTTACGATATTGATTTCAATACCTTTAAGAAGACTAAGGAAGAGAAAGATTTGCTACTTACATTGAAGATACGTAACAAGGAAGACAGACAACTTGAATATGGTAAGAAGGCAAACAAGTTTCTTAACACTACTGCCAATAGGGTGGGACTTGAAAAGCCATTGCATTTCACATTTTAAATTTTATTGTATGCCATCATTATTCAAAAGCAATGCAAATCATCTTTCTAAAGTATTGGAAAATCTGCATAACAGTCAAACAATGAACCATAAGCTAATAATATTAGGCCGAATAAACCAAGAGAAATTATGGGAGGTTGAGAAAAAAGTAGCAGAAGCAATTAAAATTTTAAGAACAATAAATTAAGCTATGTTAAAGCAAATGTCCCCCGAACAAGCATTTTTAGAATACAATGATCCATTTTCGGACAAGGAAGAATTAAGGCAAAACATTGTACATTCAATTAAAAGAGAATTAAAAGGCAAGGTTATGTTTTCTTATAAGATATGGGAGGACACCAACGGAAGGAAGGTAACAGGTGTAGACGCATTCAGAGTACACCTATTAGGCCGTAACAATTCCTATGTACTGGATGAACTTAGTTTAGTGGACGCATTAACAATATTTTCGGACATCAATAAATAATACTACAATGAATTTTAAACACATGTGGGAAAGTCTTAAGAATTCCGGTGGTGCGTCTTACAACGTTAATACTGGAGAACTTAACCCAACAACCGGCTATATGGTTGCCACTAAAGGACACGAACAAAAGTTTCCTATCCCTGCAACATTCGAAGAATTTAAAAATTACGTTAGGGTATTCCTATTCGATAGGAACACATTTGATGTATTGATTGACAGCGAAAATACTTTTGTGGGTTGTTGGAAACATGATAACGAATTATACATAGACGTTGTACGTAACGTTAAAGAGTTTGATGAAGCATATAGCAGAGGGTTCGAAAATGAACAGATAGCCATCTACGATTGTGCAAAGAAAAGAGACATTACTATTGTTTATCTTTACCCCTATTAACCACTACAATGGAAAAATTCACATTACTTTCCGCTATGGCTTCTATAATGATAGGAGTATATACCTTACAACGGTTAACTTGGTTGGGTATTGCCTTTATAGGATTAGGATTGTATATATTTTACAGAATCTTTAAAACCCCAACAAAATGAGTTATCAGGCAAAACACACAACAAAGAAGGCTGCAATTGCTGACGCAACAAAGCAATCAAGAGAATTCCCTGACACTATCTTCAACGTTATAGCAGCGGAAGGAATTTATTATGTTGAAGATGGTTCATGTTTCATTAGAAACTATGAGAAACTGATAGGAGAATATTTATTAGGAATGAAATTAAAACCTTAAAAATGAAAGTAGGATCACTGGTTAAATGTATTGATAATACAGATTTACCTAACACCAAACCCCTTGATAAATCCGCAATATATACAATAAGAAGTATTAGATACGGAACTAATCATAAAAGAGGAAATAGACAGTGTGTATTATTGGAAGAAATAATAAATGATCTTGCTGCATGTGGTAAAGAGTGGGCATATTATATTGGTAGATTTGTAGAAATACAAGAACCAATGGATCTCAGTGAATTATTAGAAGACATAAAACAATTTGATTTAGCCTAACATGCGGGATGCATGTATTTATAAACATACAATCATGGAAGTTAAAACAGTTTTCCAGGTCAATCATCACAATGGTACACAGCCTGACACTTATTCAGTAGAAGCAATCGGACAGGAAGCAGCCGAAGCAATTAAATTAAAGAGAGGTGAAACTAAAGTTCTAAAGGGTTTCATGATCAATGACAAGTTCGTTAAAGTTGATCTTACAAGTCAATGGCAAAGGACAGGATTTGTTAATGGTAAATAAAATCAGTTTTATGATTGAAGCAGAATTTTTAAGTGAAGAAGAAGAGAAACATTTTCTTTATTTCATTAAACACAATGTTATATTAAATAAGAAAAAGGCTCATTCTCTCATTTCAGATTTGGAGGAAACTATAGTAGAACTTAACGAGCAGTTACAAGGCAAGTCACCGCTTGAAAAGAATACGATCTATGCTCAGATTGCAAATCGTAAAGATCAAATTAAATACGCTAATACGTTTTTATGAACAAAACTAATATCGGCTCCTTCATTCGAGAAAAACGAATTGAGCAAAAACTAAGTCAATACGATCTAGCTGACAAGGCTGGCGTTGGCTATCGTAGGATATTAGAGATGGAGAAGGATCGTAAGAACTATAGCGTTGATGTTCTTATTTCGGTTATTAATGTGTTAGGGTATGATCTTTCCTTTGTATCTAGGGATGGTAAGGATGTTAAGTGGCAACAGAAGGACGATATTTATTCAACCAATATTTTCAATTTCAACAAGGTACTTGCAGCAAAGCCAGGGGACACAAACAGTAAAAACTTTTAAACATAAAACAAACAAAAATGAAAAAGGTAATTATTACAGCGTGGGTATTGGTACTTCTCTTTTCAGTATCATTCTCATTATCATCATGTGTAGTTATAAAGCATGATCCTAACGTTAAGTTCGAAGAAAAGGGACACGACTATATGAAAGTCCGGAATATGGGCTGTCCAGAAAACTTTCACTTTATCGGTTATTAATTCACTTTAAAAAACACAAATGAAAAAATTAATCTTGGGGGTCATTCTAATTATATTGACTACTCTAATCGGCTCAGAAGCAGAAGCCCATTACATTGTTCCTTTTGCATACTGTTCAGCAAATCATACAATGACAATGGAAATGGATGATTGGTCAGTAGGTAAAGGTTATAGTGCCTATATCTATGCTACAAAGGATGGGAGTCAGAGTATAACTCATACTAATCCTGTTGTTTGGAGTCTTACAATTAACCTTAGTAAGAAAACTTCATATGGATTAAATGATTCAGTTGGTGCAATTGGAGACGCAGAATTTAAAATTAATGTCCCCTCTTACATAACTAATCTATACGGTACGGAAAACGATTCGTATGGTAATACGGTATGGGCAAGCGGACTATATCATTATAATCAACATGGTATTATTGATCAATGTCTTGCCCTCCCAATCAATCTATTAAGTTTTACTGGAACATATCAGGCACTAAATAAGATTGAGTTTGATTGGACCCTAAGCATGGAGCAGAATGTAAGCTACTATGAAGTGTTGCAGCTTATGCCTGATAATAGTGAAAGGATGGTTGCCCATTATGATTCTTATGGAGATACACAGATACAGAGAACATATACCTCAACGGTCTACTATGCCACTGGGAACGTTAACGGGTCACTACAGGCCGGTATCGCTTCGGGGTTGGTGATTATGTTCATTATCGGGTTACTGCTATCCTTGGGAAAGAATAGAAAAGTATTCATGTCAATGGCTACAATGCTCATCTTTACTCTGGGAACTATATCATGTACCAAGACCGAACAAAAGATACCCCTTGACATTAACGCAAAAAGTGGTATCTTTAGGCTCAAAGAAGTTGATAAGGATGGAACTATTAATTACTTTCAATACATTCAAGTATACATAAATAATTGATTATGAGGAATCCATACAGTTTTTGGCAGAGGCATCCATTCCTTACAATTGGATTATTTTTATTATTAGAAGCTATTGCTTTGATAGGTTACGCATTATTTTAAATTAAAACAACAATGAAACATTTTAAATTAACCAAAGAAACAATTATTGATTTATTTGGTAAAACTTTATACAGAATTGAATTAACCATTGATTGTAAATGGGGTAAAAAAGGGGAGAAAGGCGGCTTTATAGAGAAAGAGGATAATGTTTTCGGGGATGCATGGGTTTCCGGGGATGCACGGGTTTCCGGGGATGCACGGGTTTCCGGGAATGCACAGGTTTACGGGGATGCATGGGTTTCCGGGGATGCACGGGTTTCCGGGGATGCATGGGTTTCCGGGAATGCACGGGTTTACGGGAATGCACGGGTTTCCGGGGATGCATGGGTTTACGGGGATGCACGGGTTTCCGGGGATG